CTTCTTCTAGCCTCATCGAGTAATTTGGATGATAGTTTATGTTTCTTCTCGATATCCATATAAGCCCGTTTAAGAGTCTCTTTATCTTTTACCGACTCATTATATATCTCTCTTGATTTACTAAGCTCATTACCCATCTTAATTATAATAGAATCCTTTTGTTCTATATCCATATTAAGGGAATCGGAAAGAGTTTCAAGATACCCTACTTTCTCTTCTAATTCCGTTATCTTCTTGCGGGAATCCTCATAATCTCTTTTTAATCTACTTGAATAGCTAATAGCCTCATCAAGATCCTGTTTTAGAGTATTTATATAGCTACTCTTTACTATCTTCAATCCGAACATCCTCATTACTTTTATAAGTTCTAAAAATATCGGCTTTTATCTTGCCGACTATAATTAACTCAGCTATATGTTTGTCTTTCTCGACTATAGCCATATCCTTACGGACATTAGTGACCCTGATCATGATATTCCCGTTATTAGACGAGACGAACGGTGATCCTACCAAAGTAAGTCCCGTATCTCCGGTAAACGACGGCAGCATCATCAACACCCCTATGGTATTATCCGGAAACGACGCCCATACCCCTGTGTCTATATCAAGGACATCACCCTGTCCTAATGGGAAAGCATTACCCTGCTTGATAGGAATATCCTTACCCAACGAGTTCCATGCTTTCGAGAATCTTACGGAGTTAAGGAAGATCTTCCCCTCTTCCTCCATCATCCCTACCATAGGGTCGCAATTCAATCTAACCTCGTTTTGTTTATCATCCGGCTTCTCCTCAAGCTCATCAAGGTCTCTGGCTGATGTAAACGACTTGCTTTCCAGAAGCTTTTTAATATCCTCAATACTGGCCATTATAATTTGATTATTAAATAAACGATCTTCAATCCTAACTTCAAATCAGATGTCTTCTCGAACATCTCCCTAAGAGGTAAGATAGTAGCGTCAAGATCTGACGCTACCCATTCTCCATCCTTATAATACATATCCTTTTCCTCGGAATACGCTATACAAGATCTATGCCCTAAGTTCTTCATAACCGTATCTACCTTATTTTGGGTAGGCATCGAGACACGGTTCACTTTAGTAGATATATTAAAATTACTCTCCATTAACTTTCTGATTTTTAATTAGTTAATTAAAATGGAAGATCACTGTCGTCTCCAAAAGGAGGATATTGAGGAGGTTGTTGTTGACCTCCAAACAAAGGGGCTTGCGCTTGCTGCGGAGCCTGCTGGTATGATGGAGGAGGCGTTTGCGATGGAGCCTGCGTTGCATATGACGGTGGGGGCGTCTGTGCGGTTGGCGTAGCGCCCATGCTTTGGCTTCTATCCTGTTCCGATTTTTCGTTTTCAGCCTTAAACTTTTCAAGATATTGTTTAAATACTTGAAAAGCGAAAGTGTCTTGAGCCGTATAATCGAATTTCTTGTTACCCATTATATCCGTGCTCTCTACCCTATCAGGCCATCCGTTCTGTCCGTTCTTATAATATTGCTGGATAAGCTCGTCCTTTCCATCTGGAGTTTCCCTAGCGTATGAAATGAAAAAATTACCGGGAGCATATTGATCCCCTTTCTTAGCATGAGCAGGATTTATTACCACCTTACGTTTTAGGTCAATATTAGGCAAGTACCTTACCAGTGACTTCACGTAATTATTAATACCTCCTTTTTGAGTCATCAAAGGAACGTTTATGAAATAATTACCATCCTCATCACTTATCTTTATGGACACGTATTTGGCTTTTATCCCATTGAACTCCACTTCTCGCACATTGATATCAGACAAATAACCTTCGATACCGTTCCAGAATACCCTCCAATAAGAAACGGCTCCGGTCTTCTCGTTTATATGCTCCTCGAAACCTTCCTTTGGCTCTCTCGATGACTGATATAATAATCCGCTACCACTTACTTTAAAGTAATGGTTATTACCACCTGATGAATTTTCTCTAACTCCCATTTTATATATTTTTAAATATTAAACAATAACTGATGATGACAAGAAATACTCGTTCTTATTATCCTCCCCATAAATCTTATTGAAATGAGATTTATGGTCATGTTCGATAACCACCCTATTACACGATATGCTTTTTATGATACCAAGATATCTTCCACATAATACGTTACATATAATATCTTCACCATGATAAGACAAAGAAGCAAGTCTCTCCTTACATGATTTACCGGAAGACGGGTTCTCTGACATAATACCGCATCCTTTATCGGTAAATATCAACTTGCAATGATCGAACTCATTTACCTTAAGATTGTTTTGGAAGGCTTGGACGAGTAGATCCTTATCAAAGACATAGGTACTTGTTTTGACAAAATGCTCGTCCACGAACCTCCAATTTGGATAATTACCCTCAAAATGGGTCTCATACATATCCATATCAGGCGTAGAAAAATAAGTCTTAGTATCGTCCACTTTTATAGACAACATATCCGATGACTTATTGATATGCTTATCAAGCAATATCGCGGATTCGTTCGATACCGGGATAAACATCTTCTCTACCTTATCCTGATTAGGGACAAAATACCTGTAAATAGTATTTCTATCCGTACTTACTATATTAATATTAATATCATCAATATCAATGACCACATTCTCGATGCATGGATAAAAGTCATCTACCTCCGTATAGTCGCTGGCTTTGTTAAGAACCGAAACATAATCGCTCATCTTAACCTTAATTCCTCCATCAAGTATCTTATGTACCTGCGGGAATGTATTGATATCAAAAGCCGGACAACTATACTCACCAGAAGCATAGCGGATCGTTATCTGATCTTTTTTATCTGAAAGCAGTATCGTAATCTCGCAATTCTTCTGTTTTTTCATGAACTTAATAAAAGAGCTTGCCTCTACCAAGAAAGAGAAGTTAGAGTCAGCCTCGACCTCCAATCGCTCTATAACACATACCTTGGCATTTACGGAAGTGATATAAGCCAGATTATTGACAACATCTATCTTAAGATCCTTATAAAGGGAGTTGGAACCGGCGTTCTTAACCACCGTCTCCAGTTTACCCAACTTCTCATTTAATGACTTCGACAAGCACTTTATCAACATAATAAACAACTTTTACATGACATTGCAAATGTAATCATAATTATATTAATACAAATATAATAAATACTTAATAGTATTAAAATAATTTAAACTTACGTCTAATATACTCGGCTATAAGCGTAGCGTCACACATTCCGTCTTGTATCTTAGTAGGTTGTACTCCTTTCCCTGACCATGGCTTCACGAAAGAGACCAAAGGGAAAAGGCGCATGGCGCATCGGATGGAGGTAGCCTTCGTGTCCAGCTTCGCCGCCGTATACACCCGATCGGCTGTCGTATGAAGCTCCTTCTGCCAGGTCTTTGGTTGCACCTCCTCGAACATGAACCTAACATCCGGGTGAGATCCGTATCGCTCCATCATCTCCACCATCATAGCGAATAGGGCGTTCGGTTCCCGGCGTCTCCCGCCAAAGGTGAAGTTGCTGGCGGCCGAGCTGTTGTGGATGCTGTGGACGTCCTCGACGGCGATCGCCAGCGTCCCGCCTCCCTTTTCTTGGATCTTGTCAGCGGCATCGAGGAAGAAGCTTGATATAGCCCTAAGATCTATATCCCCCTTAACCGATATCCTTGGAGTCATAATTACCTTAATATCCCCGTTCTCCGGGATCATGGACAATCCTCCGGTGTCTATACCCGGATCTATGCCTATTGATATATTCATAACTTCAACGTATATAATGAATGGAAATCCTCCGGTCTAAACACCTGTATTGAGTTATCCGGATACATACCTATATAATAACCGTAAAAAGCCCGTAGAATGCCATTTTCTAGGATTATATCCAAAGCCTTTACCTTGTGACCGTCAACCATCACATCAAGCTCCTTGGTTCTTTGGGATATCTTATCAAACCATTCAGGTATAGGATCAATCCCGTACCTGAATGCGTTTACTGTTGATTTTATAGAGATATACGTACCCATACTATATAAGATTACAATCATCACGTTTAACAACCTTAAAATCTCCCTCTCTAAATAATAAAACTACGTCAGTTCTATTATACTTACACTTCTTGATATCCACCAAATGGTAAGAAGCCTCCCCTACGGCGGGGCGAACCGGTCTCAATACGGCTACGGCTATATCACCGCCAAGCTCAACCCCACCGGTTACACCTTGTAAGCACATGAATATATATCCCTCAAACTCATGTTTCTTGCCGATAAACTCGCTCATAGGAATACCTACGAATAGATAGGTCTTTACATCCTCTTTTTTTACCTCTATAGCGTTCTCAACACTAGAAGGTATTACGTCTACAAATTTTGCTCCGATAGCCATAACCTCAAATATTTAGTTTAGTTCTTAATTCTTGACACAATTCTTGATTGTCTCTCATAATACTTAACGTATTATCCACTCCATTGCCTACTCGGACCTCTCCGTACCAGTACCATGATCCTTTACGGGTAAAGATACCGGTTTCCTCACATAACTTCAAAAGTTCAAGCTCCTTGTCAAATCCTACGCCATAATACAATGCTGTCTCTGCTATCTGGAAAGGTATAGCTGTCTTGTTCTTCAATACCTTTATCCGAACCTCATGACCGATAGAAGAGCCATCTTCTCCTACAATAACCTTCTTCCTTGACATCTCCATACGGATAGAGGCATAGAATTTAAGGGCGTTACCACCGGTTGTTACCTTCGGATCGCCGTATATTACACCGATCTTCTCCCGATACTGGTTGATGAATACCAGAACACAGTCGCTTTTGTTTACGATTCCTGTAAGAACCCTCATGGCTTTGGACATCAAACGAGCCTGCAATCCCATGTTGCTGTCTTCCATATCGCCCTCTATCTCCTTCTTCGGTACCAGATTGGCTACAGAATCTACGACAATAAATCCGACCTTCCCGGACTCGACTAACTTGGCTGTGATGTCAATAGCCAGCTCCCCGTAGCTTGGTTGGGAGATCAAAAACCGGTTTATATCTAATCCCATTTTCCTAGCGTACTCAATATCGAAAGCGTTCTCCACGTCTATTATAGCTACCAGCTTATCTGGATGTTTTTTCTGGAACTCGATCATACTTAACGTACACATCATGGTCTTGCCACAAGATTCCATCCCGACCAGCTCATGGATCCGGCCTACCGCCCATCCGCCGCCGAGGGCCTTGTCCACCACCAGCGAACCTGTGCTTTCCCTTGGTATGGATATTATAGGCTTATCGTCACCGAAGTTCATTATCGAGCCTTCTCCAAGCTCTTTATTTAAAGATGATACTAACTCATCTACGTCTGAAAAAAGTTCTTTCTTAGCCATTATAATCCGTATTCATCGAAATTAAACAAATCCTGTTGTTTCTTGATCATATCCTTACCGATATCAGATATCTTTTCTGGATTCAAAACACCCTCATTCTCATCCACCTTCTCTATAAAGTCAGATATCTTATCGCTTAGCAGTACCATATCTTCCTTAGGCACTGATTTCAGATAAAGCCCGTCTATAGACCTACATCTTGAAAGAGCGGTATATATCTGTCCTATTTCGAAGGCTCTGCTGATGTCTACGAATATATTATCTAAAGTCATTCCCTGAGATTTATGAACGGTTATAGCGTATCCTAACCTCAATGGATATTGTATTATATAGCCGCAAGAAATGCCTTCAAGGGAATCATCTACCTGCTTATACTTCATCTTCTCCCACTTCTCTTTGGTTATCTCCACCTCAGTATCGTTATCTAGATGAACATATATCGTCTCATCAACAGTATCTATGCTGGTTATGATACCCATCGAGCCATTGACATACCCGTTGCCGTTTCTGGTTATTATGACCTTAGCCCCTACCTTTACTATAAGCTCATCCTCGCAAGGCGCTACAGGCTTCTCCCCGAATACAGTAGCATCGAACTTAAATACCTTATTATTGATCTTATCAAGATTAGTCTTATTTATCTCATAAGCTTCTTTGTTAGTTGAGCATATAATTATAGTATTATCCATATTATCTGGATACTTGACCCTACTATCCAATATCTGTCTTGACTCGTCGGTAATAACCCCACATCTTATATCCTCAAGTACGGAAAGAAGCTGAGGATCTTTTTGACGGAATACGTTCTCGAAGGTAATGACCGAGAATCCTGACGCTCTTAATGCCTTTGATGAGAAAAAGAACCGGCTCTCATAATATTTGTCGATAAAATCATCCGCCGTCACCACAGGAGGTAGTTGTGATAGATCTCCAAACATAATCAACCTAACTCCACCGAAAGGCTCCTTGCTACGCCTACATTGTCTAAGTATGTCAGCCACCTCATCAAGCAAATCAGGTCTTACCATACTGATCTCGTCAATGACAATAGTATCAAGATTCTTGATCTTCTTCTTCATAAACGGACTTACATCCACCTTATTCGACAACATACCTCTCTCGATAGAAGGGATATAAGGATCGTTCTTTATAGAGAAGAACGAATGAATGGTCTGTCCACTGGCATTCAACGCCGCTACTCCAGTCGGTGCTACGATAACGCACTTACCCAAGAACTTTACGATACGTCTCATGAACGTACTTTTACCACTACCAGCTCTACCGGTAATGAACAGATTCTCCCTAGTGGTGAAAATCTTCTTCAAGGCACGACCCTGCTCCACGTTTTTATCCACCGTCATAATATGACGAAGGAGGTCGTTTTCATTTTTAAAATCTTCTTTTACCATATCTTTTTAGGTTTATGGTACAAAGATACGAATAGTTATAATTAACTATTAAAAATAAATGTGAATAATATATAAATATTAAATTTTATATCTGATACTCAAATCATCCAGCTTTACTCATCTCGAGCCCTTTTACCCCTAAAAAGACGTCTTTTATAAAATCTTCGGCGATGATTATATGCATTATCTTTCCTCTGTATGATAGTCTTAGGTGTCCGATAGTTACGTTCTTCCTGTCTTTGGCATTCGCTATTCCATTGTTTTTTTTTACCTCGTCATACAAATCGGATATACTCTTCTTACACATGCCTAAGAACATGCTTATGTATCTGTATATAGTTGACTGAGATATCTCATGCATGCCTATTCCCGCAAGCTTCTTATTCAACTCATTAAGAAGGTATGCTACATTGAACTTAATTGTCTTTCTTTTAGTTACTTTGTATATATGATGTACGTTTCTGGTTCTGGCCCTGAATATTATCTTGGAAAGGATTCTTACCCGATCAAGTTTCCGGCTTTTGTTAGCCATATTCCGTCTTTCGTCTGAGCTTAAATTCTTATCCAGACATTTGTATACGGATCTTTTCTTACCTACGAATATTTCTTTCGTATCCTCATTCTTCTTAGCCTTATACGAGTAGATCATGATATCAGATAAAGCTATTCTTATCTCGCCCTCGGCATAAGCCTTAAGCGTCTTTAGCTGATAGTCTATATCCTCATGGCAATCCTCTATAACATGTCTGTAGCAGAAATAAGCTATGCCATCGGATAGGATATCTATAAAATCATCGGTATTGATCTCGATACGGTCACGGTAACCATCTCTCATCCTATTTCTTAAAAATACATGCTTCTGGACATTTATGATAGAAAGATAAGCCGTTACCTGCTTACACTTCTTTTCTATAACCATGCCGGAACCTCTTATATTATCTTTCTTGTTCGAGTATTTTACGGCCGTAACCTTCTTCCCGTCCTTATTAGTTACAGGTTTGTAATCTACTGGACAGACAAGTGATCCTGCCGGAAGCCTTAGGCATCCAAGCTCATCTTTTTTTGCTTGTATATCTTTTGGGATATATGCTTCGGTAAGAATCTTATCGAAATTTGATTTCATTTTCTGTAAAAGTGCTACCTTTGTCTCCATAATATTTTTTATTTGCTGCGAATATACAAGTTTCATCAATACGAAACAAGTTATTCGGATGGATGGGTAGCCTGTGAAGGTCGCCCATTTGTTGTTTAAGGAGGGTAGGTAATGTTCGTAAAACGCTGTGCGCGTGAACGATCGTTTTTTCTCAACCTACTTGTTACGCGCGCGTTAATAGGTATATTTATTAAATATAATTAACTCTATAAACATATACTACTTTCTAATATCTCTATCCGTACACAGAACCTCTCCTGACGTCGAGTTCCTGTGTACTCCACTTAAAGTCTCTATTTAATAAAACATTGCTTTTTACCGCCAAGGTATGGTGCCGTCAGGCAGGATACCGCAGGCTAAACATGGTAGAAGCCGTATCCTATACCGGAAGCCGGGACCCCGGTAGGGGGATCGGGTGGAGCAGAAGCCAAAGAAGAAAAAGCGAGGTCATGTGCGGTCGCTCACGCTCCGGCCGCCCGTATCCTCTACGGCAGGCTCCATCGCCCCAAGACTTCCCATTTCCTTTGGATTTATATCCCATAGCACGGCAGGAAGGCATCCAAAGGGAAAAGGTGTGGTCATGTCCCATGAGGCAGGATAGAGCTGTCCACCGCCGCTCGGAGGCATGTATGGCCGGTGCTCAACTGGCCTCGTTGCCGTGGCTTACGGTGGACTTATCTGGCTTTCCTCCTCCATTTCCACCACCTTTTCCCTTTGGATGTTCGTAAATACATGCTAATCAGCATATATTATGTTGATTATGGCATAATTTCTTGACAACGATATTTTTTTTAAGTAGTTTTGTCGAAAACTAATTTTATATGGCCGAACAGAGGAAAGCTTTCGTATTTGCGTTGCCTTATGATACTAGGTTGGATATGATCCAGCAGTTCTTAAGGATATACAACGGCTATCTGGATTCCAAGGGTAGGAGCTTGATTACTGAAAGGACGATAAACTTACTTTCTTTCTACATCAACTACGGATACTCGGATGATACCAGGGCCAAGTATATGGATTGTTATGGACAGAAGGAATCTTATATCGCTGTCCTTAACAATGAGCTAAAGCGTGGCGGTTTTTTAGTAGACAAGAAGAACGGAAATTTCCGTACCCGTGAGCTGTCTATTGAGATGAGAAGCCTGCGCAATTATTTTGTTCTTGACGGAGAGGGTGATGACACCCGTGTAATGGGATTCGTATTCAAGAGAAACAAATTGAATATCGATGGATAGGAGTCTTATTTCGTTCGACAGGGATATTGTCGATGAGGTGGTGAGAAGATCTGGAGGGAAGTTTACCAAGCAACAGGTCGAGTGGTGCATGAAAGCATCCGTATCTTATATCCATCATCTCGCCAGATATACCGATAATATATCTATCAGGATCCCGTTTATCGGATACGTTATCTGCAATCTCCGTGAGATGCGTGTAAGACGTGATAAGATACGTCGCATATATGTCAAGGAGGGTAATCGTTATCCAGACGAAAGGATGCCTATTGAGCTTGATTGTCTGGATAAGAAGATAAAGGTGATAGAGGGTATGGAGGGATTGAAGAACGGAGATCCCCTTATACGTGACAACCATGAGGCTATGTACCAATGCCGGTATGGTATGACATGGGAACAGTTACAGGATTTTCAACAACAACAATTTAAAAAATAATATGCAAACAATTGGTAAAGCCCAGGTAATAGCCCAAGCTTGGGAAGATAGTTTATTGGGCAGGATTCCTAAGGATGAGAAGGATTATCCGGGGTGGTACAAGAATCGTCTTGATTTATGCAAGAAATGTCCTAAGAACTCTTCTAATATAGCTTTCTTTAAGTTACCAGCTAAGGTATTGCTGCAAAGATTGATGGGAAGACAGGCATGCTCGCTGTGCGGTTGCTTTATCAAGGAAAAGGCTTGGATGAAGACAGAGGTATGCCCGTTGAAGTTCGTGGAGGGTGAGAAAGCTAAATGGAATGCTATGGAGGTGATAACAGCCGATCATAACGATTTTAATATTGAGTGCCCTAACGATTCCTTTGATATAGGACTGACGGATGATGAGAGCGAGTTTTATCTAAATATTTTTGATCAGAAAATAGGTGATAAGATAGAAATCGTGTTATTTATCACCCATAATGATGGTTTCCATGTCAAGGAGCATCATCTCGGATGTGGATGTATGGGAGATGTATCATATAACAAACATCCTGACAATGAAAATAGAATTATATTTAGGATGACGTTAGATACCTCAAAATATACGGAAGGTCATTTTGAGAAACATCTATCTCTTATGGGTTATACTAAGGACGATCCTGAACGTAATTTCAAACATTTCCCGCTACGTATTATAGGGGAAGCTTATAAATAATGCCGTGAGAAATCTCGTAAGAAGCAAGATAGATGACCGTATCCATGCCCTTATTGTCATGGAAGTCGGATGCCGTGAGTTACCTGAATATTCATTGGGTGATATACTTTACTCCGCTTTAAGGAGGATAGCTAGGGCTAATGGTGGTAATGTCCGCTTCTTGCGGGATGTTAGTACCAGGGATTTATTGAGGTCTATAGACCAAAGCATCAGTGATGAGATCGAATTAAATAATAATGATTATAATGCGTGATTATAATGGAAGAGGATAAGGATATTAAGAAAGAGATCAGGGATTATCTTAAAGAAGAGGCGGATACCCATATAAGGCATTGGATAGCCATAAAACGTGAGAGCAAGCGTCTGTATAGCGAGATTGAGGATAGGACTAAGAAGATAGCCCTTAAATCATCTTCATTGATAAAAGAGGAGGATTTTGTCGTTCTTCATGAGATGACCCATAAGATACAGATGTTGAATATAGAGGCTGTAAAAGTCAATTCTAGGTTGATGTTCATAATCCAGTTGGCTACCAGCTTCGGTATGGATCTGGATTTAGATACGACATATGCGTCCACCGCCAAGAGCATTATAGAAGACAGAACATCTGGATTCGTGTTTTATGATGACAAGGAACGTCTGAGATACGCTGACAAGGAGCTTGAGGATATGTTCCATGACATGAGCGTGACGGAAGTAAGTAAGATCGGGGTTGTTCAATCTTATGAGCTTCTTATGAAGCAGTATAATGAATTTAAGGAATTAAAAGAAAATGCCACAGGGAAGACGAAAGCCGACGAGTAGGGACGTCGATCGGGTAAACGATAATCTTGAGGTCATATCCAAGGCCGTGGATGACGCCAAGACGTATATCGCCAAGCATCCATGGGATAAGGAGAAGCCTGAGGATATGGCTAGGGCGTTCGATTTCATATCCAAGCTGATCGATAAGATCAACGTATGGAATGACTCGTATATGGAGAAGAGTGGGATCATGGATGTATACAGGAGTGTCAGCAATGTCCAGAAGAAGGAACGTAAGGGACAAGTGTCTGGAGGTATAGAGTCCGTATTAAAAAGTATGAAGTGATGGGGTTAAGCACGAGTCCAGAATTTTATGTAAACATGAAGAATCCTCCAGTGTGGAACGATTTGTTCGGCTGGGAGGATCAAGATGATGATGTTAAGCAGTTCTTCACGGAGGAGGCTTATAAGGTCAAGAACGGGGTGACTATCAACGGTACGTTCATCCCGCCATGGCTTTATTGGCATGTTAATTTCTTTCCCGTATTTCAAGATCTTCCAAATGGGGAGCGTGTTCCTGCTATCAGCCGGTTACGTGATAATGAATGGTTTTTCGCCGAGATGTATCAACGTGCCCGTCAGGAGAAGAAAGGGTTAGGGATGTTCGGTACCCGTCGTTTTGGGAAGGCCCTTCTGGACTCGGAGCTGATATATACTCCTTATGGGCCTAAGAAGATAGGGTTCGCTGATATCGGGGATATCATATATGGCGATGATGGTAAGCTTACGACTATAGTAGGCGTATACCCTCAAGGGTTCGTTGATATGTATAAGGTGACGTTTGAGGACGGGCGCAGTATAGTATGTTGCGGTCAACATCAGTGGAAGGTTAAATATCATGGTGATTATAAAGTCATGAGCACTATGGGTATCATCCACTCTGACTTCCAGAAGATGACTATAGACATAGGGGAGGCCGTGGATTTCCCCGAGCGGCGGTGGCTGATGTCGCCCCAGCTCCTTGGGTCTCTGACCGCCTCTTTCCTTTGTGGATCTACCGACAGGATCTTCGAGTTAAGCAATAAGGAGATGGATGATATTATTTATTCATCCAGAAAACAGAAGGAGTTGTTTATAAGCTCATTCATGAAGATAGCTTGCGGCATAAGTACCGGTGACGATCTTTTTAAGGTCGTTTACAAAAGTGAGTATATTATATCCTTCGTAAGAAGAATATTCTGGTCTATGGGATATTATTGCGTCATGGATGGTGATGATATGTATATATCCAAGACCCATAACAGACTTAGGATATCCGATATAGATTATTACGGGAAGTATAAAGCTACTTGTATTGAGGTCGATAACAAGTCCCATCAGTTTCTTACCACCAATTTTGTCGTATCCCATAATACGACTATCATGTCATCCCTTCTTCAGATGAACGCTACCATGACGATCGGGCTTAGTCATTCCGTGGTAGGTTTCAGCGATAGCGATTTATCTAATATAGGTGAGTATTGTGAGTATGGGCTTGATCATGTGCATCCTTTTTTCAGGATTAACAGAACCAAGACCGATTGGAGTTCTGGTGTCACCTTAGGCAAGCGTATGTCCAACGGGGTTCGTGATGTTCATGCCATAATATCCATAGCCAATATCAACATGGGTAGGAAGACATCCACGCAGAAGACTGCCGGTCTGACCCCCGCTACGGCTATTTTCGACGAGGTTGGTAAGGGCCCTATCAAGAAACCGTACACTGCCGCTATGCCTTCCTACGACACTCCTTACGGCTGGCGTCTTAGCCCTATCTTGGCTGGTACTGGTGGTGAGGTAGAATTATCCAAGGACGCTCAAGAAATGTTTTCTGATCCTGAGACCTACAATCTTCTGGTTATGGACTGGGATATTTTAAATCGTAGAGCCATGAAAGGGAAAACATGGAAAGAACGGAAATGGGCGATGTTCGTTCCCGGTCAGATGGCTAACTCCGGTGTTAAGAGAACTATAGGATTGGGCGATTATCTTGGTAAGCCTGATGACAAGAAGCTTAATAAGATCAAGATCGACGCTACTGATTTCGAGGCTAGTACCAATAAACTTAATGAGGAACGGAAGAAACTATCTACAAAAGATAGGGTTGCGTACACTTCTCATACCATGTTCTATCCATTTACGATCGATGACTGTTTTTTAAGCTCATCCCAGAACCTATTTCCGGTCGAGTACGCTATCAAGCATAAGAATGATCTTCTTGAGTCGGGGCAATATAGCGGTATGCTGTGTGATGTCTTTCTTGAGTCAGGTAATAAACTGGGGACTACTAAATCGAATAAGCAACTGGCTGGATTCCCGTTTAGCGGCGGTGTTATTGACGCTCCTGTCCAGATATTCGAGATGCCTCAATCCAATAGGTTTGATGATTTTATTTATGTGGCGGGCCAAGATCCGTATAAGCAGGCCAAGTCTGATACTCCTTCATTGGGATCCTTTTATATATTCAAAAGGCGTGTTGGTATCCGAGATCCTTATGCCTATAGAATAGTTGCCTCTTACGTATCCCGCCCATCATCTATAGACCAATTCTGCCGTACGTGCGAGGTGCTTCAGAAGGGATATGGTGCTATATGTCTTATGGAGAACGCTGACCAGATGTATGAGCAATACCTTAACCGGAAGAGCGGCATGCCTGCGTCCTTCTTCTTGTTCGCTGGCGAGGCTATAGCCAATAAGTACGTGAAGGCCGGCTCCCGGCAGAACAGCAAGCTAGGGTTGTACCCTACCCCCGGCAACCAGAACCTGCTCTTCTCCTGCGTGGTGGATTATTGCTGGCAGGATTTCGTTATCGGTTATGATGATCAGACTGGTCTTGATATAACTGTCAAGGGTATTGAGCTGATCGATGATATAGCCCTATTGGATGAGATAATACAATATAAGCCCGGATTGAACGTCGATAGGATAATAGCGTTCGGGCATGCGTTGGTTCTCGCCAGATATTTTGACGATAACAATTACATGCCTAAATCGAAGATCGAGGAGATGAATAATGCCCGCAAGGAAGACGCTTATAAACACCATGAGGTGTATGCCTCTGCCTTTGGATCGGTATCTATAGGAGCTTTTAGGTAAATGAATGTCAATTAAACGCCTATCTTTGTTGTAAATAAAATTGAATAATCATGGAAGTGTTTAATAGAGATCATTCGTTTCCAGCAAAAGGAGCGTTATTAGGATTACCTCCTCAGGCTATTTCCACGAAGAAAAAGAACAGGAAATGGAAGGAGGATTGTATGGACGCTCTTGAGACGATAGGATTGAAACAGTATGATCATAACCAGATGTACCGTGACTATTATCTGATGGCGGATGGTAAGTTATCTTTTATGGAGATGGCGGATGTCATCCCTCAGTTAAGGAACGTACAGAAGCTAAGGAGCGATATAAGGATACCTTCTTTCTTGAAGCATTATGATATAATAGGTGGTATCGTAAATGCCTTTGAGGGATGGCTGACAAACCTACAGGATAAGTATACGGTTAACGAGGTAGGGGATATGGCTATAAGTGAGTATGAGGATACGATGTCAAACTTACTTCATCGTCATATACAAGAACAGTGGGATATTATCGTTAATCAGCGTCTTGTGGAGGCCGGTCTTGATCCTACGTACAATGAGTTTAATTCCGAGGAGGAGCGTCAGGCTTACGTTCGGCAAATACAACAGGCCAAGGCGTCTATGACCCCTGATGATATCCAGAGGTTCATGAGTACAAGATGGAAGACGCAGGCGGCGGTATGGGGGGATCATACGATCGAGGCCGACCGTAGCCGGTTTTATATGGATGAGCTTGACAGGGAGAATTTCCGGGACCGTCTTCTTAGCGGAAAGATGTTCCGGAATCATTTCGTTGGTTTCGATTACTACCGTCCGGAGGTATGGAGTCCTATGGAGGTTTTCCATCCTGATGTAAAATACCCGCAATATGGATCTTATGTAGGTCGTCTTCATTATTACGAGGGTGTCGAGTTGATATCAAGATACGGCCATAAGATGACAGCCAAGGACAAGCGTCGGATTATGGGAGGTGACGATGATTATGAGGGATGGGTATCTAATGACGGTGCTAGGTATGACTGGAAGAAAAAGAAACCGTCTATTACCGGTATGTACGAGAATGAGGTTGTCCCATGGAAGGGATACCATGACTATGAATCTATAGTCGCCGCTGAGGATTACTACGGCGTTCCGATGGGTGAGTACCACACCTTCGGGCCGGACGGGGAGGAGCACACCCAGCCCCGCTTCTTGCCCCGCTTCCATCCCTTTGGATATTTCAACTCCGGAATGGCCGATGGCAAGAGATATGAGATAGACTCTCGCCTTTTTAGGGTCATGGAGGGATATTGGGTATCCATGAAACCGGTATTCTTAATAACTTACATGACGGAGACCGGGATGGTGGATCAGGAGCTTGTTACCGACGAGCTATTGCCTGAGTTTTTGGAGAAGAACGGGATAAAGAAGGTGAAGAGGGTGATGGCAGAAGCCGTTGGTGATCCTGAGGTTAATACCTATATCTTGGAGTATGTGCCTGAGGTTAGGTTTGGAGTTAAGATCACCGGAGGTAATTTAATGGATAAGCCTATATATATCGGTGGGGATCCAATACCTCATCAGATACATGGTGACAGCAGTCTGTATGATTATGTCATTCCGGTTTCGGGATTTATAGGGGCCAGTCTCGCTGATCGCATACAACCGTTCCAGATGATGTATAACCTTGCTATGAATCAGCTATACAATAACGCCGAGAAGGAGATCGGTAAGTTCTTCTTAGGCGACCTTGGATTCTTGCCTACTGAATATAAGGATATGATGGACAAGAAGGGTGCTTTGGCTACCTTCATGCAGATCGTGAAGTCCGTCTCGTTTATGGGCGTAGGTGGCAATGATACGAATAATCCTTACCAGAATCCGCAGATGAGTAGCATATATAATCAGTTTGGTGTATATGATCTTACTAATACGGATCAGATAAGATCCCGTATGGAAATGGCATCTTACGCCTATATGATGGCTTATAGGATGATAGGAATATCCGAGCAGGCAATGGGTCAGTCAACTAGATACGAGAGTTCTACGGGCGTAAAACAGGGGGTTAACGCTACTATGCTACAGACCCAGACTTACTTTAATGATTTCGATGACTTCAAGAAACGGACATTGGATATTCATCTAGCCGTGGCTCAAGTATGTCAGAAGGAAGGATACGATTGGACCGTGATGTACAGGAATAGCGATCTTTCCTTGGCTTACATCAGTCTTACGGATAATAGCTTGTCGTTACGTCATCTTAATGTTATGGCTGTCTCTAATTCCAAGAAACGTCTGGAGTTGGAGAATTTGAAACAATATATATTACAGACAAATACGTTAGGTAATGACTTACTTGATATCACTAGGATGATGAGCGCCAACTCAACGGCTGAGATGAATCAGATCGGAAGGGATGCTAGATCTTACGCCGATCGTGTAAGGCAAGAAGAATACCAGAATCAACAGCGACTTGTCCAGCAACAAGCAGAGGCCGAGCAACAGGCACGTAATGATGAGCATGAGAAGGATAAGGAGCTGGCTTATATCAAGGGCAACTTCGACTTAAGGGGTAAGAGCATAATGGCCGCCGGTCAAGCGGCTAGGACCGAGAACAACTCTGAAGGCATGGATTATGTCGAGGCTATGGCTGATAGGGCTTTAAAGGAAAGGGATCTTGATATCAAGGAAGAGGATATGAGAACCAGACAGGCTAACGCCGAGGCTGAGCGAAGATCTCGTGAGGAGATAGAGAAAAGGAAGTTGGAATTAAAAGAAAAGGAGATAGACGCTAGAAACAAACGTTCTGATACAGATAGGTTTACGTCGATAATAAACAAGAATTGATTACAAGTTTTGTAAATATTTTTACAAAATCTGTAATCATTTTGGCGTAAAATTCTGTCATATACTATAATGGGTTTGATTTAATTGGTAATTAGATTAATGATAATTTTGTAAAAAGCAAAAAAGGAAATTGTATGAATGATATGGGTGATTTCGCTAAGGGTTTTAAGACCATGAGTGTCGAGGAACTTTTTTACCGTGGTGACGGTGATGGCGATAAGAATAATATCGAGGGTAAATATGATAAGGATGGTAATCCTATAGGTGATACCAAGGAAGAGCCTGCCGACGGCGGAGCGGCTGACGGTAGCGGGGATAAGGGCGGCGACGCTACCAACCCAGACCCGGATTCCTTTGGCGAAGGCGGTACTGATAATAATAACGTGGTATCAGGTTTTAACGGGAAATCTTTCTTGGAGAAGATGGCCGCTAGAGGTATCATCGACAGTATCGATAACCTTGATATTATGGTAGATGACAAGCCAGTCGATCTTTCTACTATCACAAAAGAAGATGATTTACTTGATATAGTGGAGGGGTTGATCAAGGATAAGGCCGATGAGTTGTTGAAGGATAAGGTTGATACCGGTTCTATGTCTGACTTTATGAAGAAGATGATAGAGGTGGATAAGGCTGGAGGTAACGTAGGTCAGCTTTTAAACCAATATCAGAACATTCAGGCGCCGTTGGACAACCTTGATATGAGCAACAAGAATGATCAGCTTGCGGTCATCCAACATTATTATAAGATGTTGGGTATGCCGGAAGACGAGATAAAGGATAATATGGAGATGATGATTGGCAAGGGCGATGAGTTCATTGAGTCCAAGGCAAATAAATTCCATGATATCCTGAAAAAGGAGATGGATAACCTTATCGAGGAGGAGAAGAAAAAATCCGAGAAAAAGAAACAGGAGTTTATTGAGCAGATGAAGATCTATAAGAAAGGTCTTAAGACGTCTATAAGCTCAGGATTCCAGTTGACTGACACGATGATAGGTAAGGCTGTCGATTTCGTTACCAAGCCGATAGACAATCAAGGTCATACGGCTATAGATAAAGCTTATTCGGAGGCTATCAAGAATCCGGACATGGCCGCTGATCTGGCTTTGTTCTTGATGAATAAGGACGAGTTCCTTAAACAGAAGACTAACAAGGCTAAGATGGAGGTCAATAAGAAGACCATCACTCTTCTTTCTGGCAATAAGGGAGGAAAGCAGAATAAGAACAATATCGATAACGATACGATAGAGGCTAACTTCCTTGATCTAAGTGGATCAAAGAGTGTATAACATTAAAAGATAGATAATTATGAACCCTTTTTTGACAAAAAGTTTTCCGGCTACCGTGAATGGCGATAACGTTATTGCCTTCACCGATGCCAAGAATTATAAGACTTCGCTCGTAGAGCATAACTTAGGCTCATTGGCGAGCTGGTATTATGAGGATCCGGACAAGAATCATTTGGGTCTGTTAAACTTGTTCTCTAATATCGCTAACTATCCTGTCCCGATGTATATGGGTATGATCAATAACGGCGCTACGATCTCCGTAAACGGTATCGGGGCTTCTTTCCGTTATGATTTACCTGTTACAAAGACGTTCGCCGTCGTTACGGCTGAGGATACTTCAGGTCATCATCTAAAACCGGGTATTGACGGTAGTTTGTTTGATATCGTTTTGAATACCTCTGAGTTTACGGCTTATGATGTCATTACCTATGACGCAGCTAATGGCTGTAATATCCTTATCTCAGGTGAGATCCCGTCTAAGACAGAAGGAGACTTGACACGTTATTGGGGTCGTGTTATTGGCGGTAAGGCTAAATACTTCCCTAAAGAGAAATTGCGTCCGGGTATCCGTTACTGGAAGATCGGTCATGCTCTTGGTGAGTACAGTACCCAGTTCTCTAAGGTATCTGGAGCTGACAAGGCCGGTTCTATGACTTGTGAGTTCCGTTTAGGAAACCACCGTGGTGTTGAGGGTGAGACAACTATGTATGCTGGTATGAAGTCCATGCAGGCCGCCCAGAATAGCACTTCAGAGTTCGTGGAGACTGCCCTTCGTCGTATGAATGCCATGAGAAGCGAGTATGAGGGTAATATTCCTGATTTGGCTATTATCGGCAAGACTGTTAATGGTAGACTTGATTTACGTACGGCTAAGGTAGCGTCCACGCTGGAGGTATTCTGTATGGCTGAGTTGGTTAAGCTGGAAGCTAGACAGTTGATGTGGCAAGAAGGTGGTATTATCATGGATCAAAATGGCCCTATCCATTTAAATGAGGGTATCTACCGTCAGCTTCGCCGTGGTTATACTATCTACTATAGTCGTCCGATGGGTATTACTAAGGATACTCTTATGGCTGCTGCAGCTTATATTTTCCGTGGTCGTCAAGATCTTCCTATTACGGAGCGTAAGATTAAGTTCAAGGTAGGAGCTATGGCTATGGTCAACTTAGAGAAGTTGATTAGAGAGGCTTTCTTTACTACGTTGAGTAATTTGAGCTGGGGTATGGGTAGTGACCGTATGTTGCCTTCTAATCCTATCTCTGGTACTAATGATGCTATGATCTTAGGTCCGGTACAGGTTAAGGGAGCTTTCCTTCCCGGCATCGGAAATGTAGAGTTCGAGCACGATCCTTCTTTGGATTACGCTGACATGACAGATCGTAGCGAGTTAGTGAATGGCATGTATCCTAGATCCTCTTATTCTTGTATTATTGAGAATATCACTGACGCTGGATCGACTAACGCATATTCCGCTATTCCTAATACGGCTAACGCTAAGTTAGGTAATATGAATAACAACGTATTTTATATCAAGCCAGAAGGTGTAAGTATGTGGTGGGGTTATGAGTACGGTCGTTGGGCACACAAAGCCAACGGTAATGAGATCGTATCATCCTTGCCGGGCATGAAAGAGCAATTCTGGTGCCACTCTGCTTCCGCAGCATGGGTTATGGATAATAGTAAGTTCTTGATTATCGAGCTTCAACCGAACTACTTCGGATAAGTTTTTTCATATATGTAATTTGGTTTTTAGAGGGGAGGATATTCCTCTCCTCTTTTTTAAAGTAACGCAAAAAGGAAATGAAAGAAATTTTAAAATCAAGGAAGGTATTGGCCGAGGTAAACGGTTTTAATATCATGTCAGATACCTTATATGAGGTTGTAGGCAAACACGATGGAAGTGCTCCTCAGGCCTTTCAAGACGCTAATATAGCTAAAGCTCCGTTCCCGGAGAACGCTACTCACGTATGTTGCCCTTGGGATGATTTCTCCAAGGCCTATAACACCGGTTTTTATCCAAGATCAAGATGCTATAATGGTCTTGACAAGAATGAGATCGACAGGCTCGTCAAACAGCGGGTAGATAATATCATGAAGCCTTTCGAGGAAATGTCGCAGATGGATCTATCTCAAACCAATTTAGAATTTTGGGATGACGCTAAGGATAAGATCTTCATGGGTAAGGTTTATAATACGGCTAATACCGTAGATCTATTTTATTTATATTTGGCTGTATTTTCCGGCATGTTGACTCCTCAGGAAATGGATGGCGATCCTGTCTTCATGAACTCCATGTTCTGTTTCGTGGAGAAAGACAATATGAAGGATTTCGTTCAGCAGCGTGAGATCAATAAGATGAACATCAGCTATAAGTTTATCAGCGCCCTCAAGAAAGGCGGCGACGATCGTCAGGCTGTCATCGATCTTCTTCTTTACATCGGTATCGTAACTCGCCCGGATTTCACGGAGGATGAGTATTATACAGGATCTCTATCAAACTGGATGAATGAGAAGAAGACCAATGTTGATTATCTGCTTGATATCTGGGATCGGTCATTGGAAGGTGATTTCAAGGAAGTTCTTGAGTTTTACCGTATCGTAAATGTCCTTCAACGAAATGGTCGTATCAATATGACTCCATCCGGATTACAATATAATGGCCAGATCATAGGGCCTGACGTTCGGACATCCGCTGAGTTCTTGGCTACCAAGAAAGACTTTATTAACATAAAGGCTAATGTATTGGATGAGTATGAGGAGATCATATCTATGTCTAATATCGATGATAAGTCCAAGACCAAGAAGGTTAAGGATATTAAGAAGAAGGATGACGTAGAGGAAGGTGATAAGGTTAAGGAGGAATAACGATGACAATCCAAGAAGCATATTTAAGGTCTTTGCAGAAGAACGAGCAGAATCTGGCCAATGGCGGGATTAAGCTGGATCCGGGAAGGTTTGTGCTGCTGTTCAATGAGGCTCAGGACAGGTTGATAAGATACTATCTTAATAGGAAGGATGATGAGACCATCCGATCTATACAAACTCTTCTGGTATACTGGAAATCGCTTAAGGAGGTTAGTCATATTGATGATCCCGAATCGACATCATTCGGTCTTCCTGATGATTATTTATGGTTCTCAAATATAAAAGGATCGTTTTCTTATAACGGATGTGAGGTTGGAGATTTTGTCATGTGGGAGGCTAAGAACGAGAATGTTCATGAGCTTCTTGGAGATGATAACAATAGGCCTTCTTTTGACTATCGGGAAACGTTCTACACCATAGGAGACGGGAAGGTCGTGGTGTATGAGGACGGCTTCCGTACAGAAGAGGTCAGGATGACCTACTACCGGAATCCAGTTCGGGTGGATCTGGCCGGGTACATCAACGCCGCCGGTGAGCGGTCCACGGACATCGACCCTGAGCTGCCCGATCCTTTGGTGGAGGAGATTTTGGATATGGTCGCCAAGCAATTCAACCTTAACGAGAATGAACTAAGTAGATATAGGATGGATAAGGATAATGTGGCTTCCTTTAAATAAACAACGTTAGTTTTGATTGATAAGCCTGCCCAGAAATGGGTAGGCTTATTTTTTATCATCCTATGTATATTTTCTGGAATCGGAGATTTATCCGACTCCAGAAATCGTAAGTATGATTTTTGTGTTTTACAAAATATTCAATATAATGATTTTATATTGGAATATTTTTTATCTATATATTTTTACGGTAAAACTTTTATTTATATATTTGCATCGTATTAAATAATTAAATATATATAATATGAAAACTAATGTTGTTATGATCTCCAAGGATAGGGATCTTTTTGGTGTTACTATCAAGCAAGACACTAAAACGTCTTTCATGTCGTTGACTGATTTACAGGAAGCCTATACCAGGAAAAGGATTCAGGAAGGATGGAATGATAAGAGGATAGAGAATATCCTTTCTAACAAGGAAAGTGCTGAGCGAATATACTATATTCTTGAAAAACAAGGATATATGATAGAAACAGGATTTCCTGTTTTTATGGAAATGGTTGAAAAAGAGTCTCTTATAAAAGTAATGAAAAAGTTTGGCGCTTATAAGACTGTTGGTAGGGGCGAGAACAGGAGAACTATGTGTAATCCTTATATATGGGTTCTTGTAGCTATGGAATTGAACCCTATGTTGTATGCCGAGGTTGTTACGTGGTTAACTGATAAGCTTATTCTTAATCGAATAGAGGCTGGTGATAGGTATAATGCTTTGTCTAGGGCGGCTTCTAGATTTAAGGATGTAGATTATGTTAAGATCGCCAAGGGTCTTAATTATATTGTTTTTAATATCCATGAAAGTATGATCAGGAATAAGGCCACGGAAGCTGAGCTGAAGGAATTGGAGCAAACACAAGGCAATCTTATATGGGCTATAGATATGGGTTATATAAAAAGTTTCGATGAACTTGTTGATATGATGAGGAAGATGTATAAGAAAAAGTGGCTTAAATAATGTTTTTACAAAAAATGTAATTTATTTATATGCCTATACACTCGTGATTGTGTTTTATTGTCGTGAACTTGTTTATTATTATGTTTGCGTTAGGTAAATATCCGAAATAACATTAAAACAATATGATTTAATCAAAGTTTTAATGTACCCGAAAGGATCCGGTTATTAGCCTAAGCCTTGAGACAGAGGCTACGTTATTTGAGAATATATAGTTACCAAGGAATGTTTGCCCAAGTTCCTTGCTCTAAGGCAAGTGATTAAATAGGAGTAGTGTATTTGCGAAACAGTGTTGCTTGCGAAAAACCTCAAAATAACATTGGCGATGGGTACTAACAGGGTTTTACCCTGACTTATGTTGAATAAACATTGAATTAGTTTGTAAAATGGTGTATGTACAAGACATAGATGGTAAACCGATGATGCCTACGACAAGGCATGGGAAGGTTAGACGACTGCTAAAAGATAACAAAGCGGTCGTTGTAAACACATGTCCTTTTACCATCAAATTAACGTACAAGACATCCGATTACAAACAGGAAATTGTGTTAGGCGTCGATGCCGGAACCAAGCATGTTGGTTTATCCGCTACGACGAAAAGCAAGGAGCTTTACAGCGGTGAGGTTATTCTTAGAAATGATGTTGTAGAACTTTTGTCTACAAGAAGAGAGTCGAGAAGAGCGAGACGAAATAGGTTGAGATATAGGAAGCCTCGTTTTGAAAACAGGGTGAAAAGCAAACGTCTAGGATGGGTAGCACCTTCGGTGAGACACAAAGTTGATGCTCATATCCGTGTTATCGACAACATCTGTTCTACCCTGCCGATATCCCGTATCATCGTCGAGATTGCCCAATTTGATACACAAAAGATCAAGAATCCTGACATCTCCGGTAACGAATATCAGGAAGGAGATCAACTTGGTTTTTGGAATGTCAGGGAATATGTCCTGGCAAGGGATGGGCATAAATGTCAACATTGTAAAGGAAAGTCGAAAGACCCGATCCTGAATGTTCATCACATCGAATCTCGTAAAACAGGAGGTGATTCACCATCCAATCTCATTACCTTGTGTGAAACTTGTCATAAGGAATATCATAAAGGGAATATCGATTTGAAGGTGAAACGAGGCAAGTCACTTCGTGATGCTGCGGTTATGGGAATCATGAAATGGAAGTTGTACGAGGAGTTGAAATCGAGATATCCAAACGTTTCAATGACTTTCGGTTACATCACGAAATACAATCGGATTAAATACGGAATAGAAAAATCCCATACATCCGATGCGTTTGTCATTTCTAGGAACTTCAATGCGAAACGAATTGAACGTCAATACTTGAAGCGTTTAATTCGTAGACATAACAGGCAAATACATAAAATGAAAATTTTAAAAGGAGGAAAGAAGAAAAACAATCAAGCTCCTTTTGAGGTTTTCGGATTTAGATTGTTTGATAAAGTATTGTATAACAATGAAATATGTTTTATTTATGGAAGAAGAAAATCGGGATGTTTTGACATTAGGGATTTCGATGGTAAGAACTCTAAAAATGTTACATATAAGAAGCTAAAACTCATTAGAGGAAAGAGATACCCAATTATATTAAAGTAAATGAACTGATTTAATAATTTTAATAAAAAAACGAATTATGTTGCACAGACCGCAAGACCGGGTACTTTTCGTACCCCCGCACGCTAAGATGGTGGATGTTGATTCCATCTTCTTGAAGGAAGGTCAGCTTGGTATTTACGATACTAAAGATACTTCCGAGAACGGTTGTAAGGCCGTGATTGATTTTACCGGTAAGCCTCGTAACGACAAGCGTTATGAGATCCGTATCGGTCGTAATGAACAAGCGGCTTCCCGTTCTATATATGATAAGGATTTTTCCACGCCTTTGTTCTCGTTGAATGAGATCACTGAGATTTACGCTTCTTGGCCGAAGAAGGATCACGCTTATGTCGATGACGTTATCTTAGGATATAATGGTGTCTCTGACGACACGGCTTTCTCCGTTTCCAAGGGCGACCGTATCGTTATCCGCTTGATTCTCGCCGGCAGGGCTTTCGAGCTTCTTGGCTACGAGGAAGGTCGTGTTGAGATCAATGACGCTATCCTCTTGGATGATTGCGACAATACCCCTAATCAATGCGAGGAATGTGATCCTTGCGAGGAGGTTGATTTGTTACCCGCCGTATTGAAGTGTATCGAGCGGATGAAGAACCAACCTATTGCCGGTGGTGGTAAATTATCCGATTATATTGATATCATTCCGGTTACAAGATGTACTAATGAGGCTACTGAGCCTGATACGGAGGATGTCAATTTCTATTGCATGGAGGTATGCGATACTGGTGATGATCTGGCATTGGCTGAGGTTCGCGCTCAATATCCAGGATTGAAGATCGTACGTGAGACTATCGAGGGTAGCATGTCACGTTATAAGGTGATGAAGAAAGGTGCTAAACCGGCTGACTATACTCAACGTCTGATCTCTATCATGAAAGGATGTACGGATTGTCCTCCTAACTATACCGAGGTTAAGGGCGGCTATCTGTATTCTATTTCCTTGGAGGATGACGGTGTTGATATGTCTACTACGGTGGAGTCATTGCCTAACGTTGTAGCCGATACGGTTAATAAGATGAGTCAGATCAAGGGATCAGGTTTGTATATTGCCGCTACTTCCAAGAAATTGACGGATGAGGAGATATCTACTTTCGTGGAGGCCAATCCTACGGCTATTATCTACTATGTGGCTAAGACATCCGATATGTGTGAGAATCCTACGGTTCGTACCGCTTCTTGGTCAGCTTGTGGTTCTTGCAAGGTATCCACCGAGAAGTATTATATCACGATCCCGGATGATGAGTGCGGGAACAGTGCTTTGGAGGAAATCAAACAGGCTTTCCCGGAACTGGAGATCACTGACTACGGTACTCCTGCGGCTTGCCAGCATAGCTTCCAGACAACGGTATATACTAACATGTTGTGTGATGAGTGCGACAAGGTGTTCGAGGGATTCTTCACCAGCGAGGCTCCGGCGTCCTACCGCAACCGTATGTGGAAGAAATTGGAGTCGGCTCAGGAACTTGGCACTAACTGCAAGTGCGGTATCCGTTTCCGTGGTAAGGAAATGTTATTATCTCCGTCAGAGTGCTTGATGGATAAAATGACTTATATTGAGGATAGTGTTGAGATCGTTGGCGCTAGCGGCGGTTATCCTGATTCTCTTGACGAGGGGTCTCCTATCTGGTGGGATCAACTTCATTTCGAGAGACTGTCCAGCAAAGCGCCACGTACTCATGTCGGCGGTAATATGATGGATGACGAGTTGAAGGGCTACGCTCATTTCAATGGATTCCCGAAACATCAGGATTTCATGGGGCGGACGTTCATGAACGAATATAGTCGTGTAGAGCAAACGGCTCAGTACGTTGACTTCCAGATTACGCTCAATCCTCATAGATACGCTCAGGGATTCGGAAAGGTTATCGCTGATGATCCTATCAACTTGATCTTACGTGTACGTTACGGCGCTCATGAGGGCGTTCAGGAGATGATTAACATGATCGGTGCTGCTGCTGGTCTTGGCCCGGCCATCGTAACTGAGCCGAAATAAAGAACCTTTTTTGCGTTCATATATTTCCTAAAGGGGAGAGATTCAATTCTCTTCCCTTTTTTTGTTATCTTTGAGGCAGTAGAATTAAAATATGATATTATGTCTGCGATAAATGAGTATTTAAAGAGACTGGCTTCCATATTTGGTAGCATGGGTTTCTCCGTTCCGCCAGATGACTTCTCCGGTGTTGTTATAGACGGAAAGACGTATCCGGTCATGATGAGGAATGACGGGTGTTACGTGTACTTCGATGATAAAGGAGTAAAGAGACTTGTAAGCGAGGTTCCTAAAAAGGACTATCAGTTCATTAACATCAAGGACGCCCGTGTGTCGATCGTCAACCAATGTTATCGTACTCCGGGAGGTCAGGTAGAGGCTCGTATCCATACCTATATGAATAATAAGGGAGAGATACTGGCTGAGAAGATATTTATCATCAACTCTTCAGATGTTGATACGCCTATTGGTACGGAATTGGATAAGATTCCTGCCGAGTGGGTAGCTATAGATTGTAGCATAGCGGAGATGACCGATCGGGAGTTGATATTCGTAAGTAAATGTTACGCCACGGAAGGGGGCAAGGTCCAGATCGAGGGCGTTGAGTCAGTAGACCCCCGCCTGAACCCGGAGGTATCCCATTATGAGGTGGTGAATACGACTGACGATAGCAATCCTATCGGTACGGAGTATGATAAGATACCCGATACATGGAGTCGTATAGTATGTGATTTCCCGGATATGACCCAAAGGGAGATAATACCGGTGCTTAAATGCTTTGATACCGGGACCGGAAGGGTACAGATAGAGGGGTATAAGATATTTGATTACGAGATGGGTACCAGAAAGGAATGGTATCGCGTCAAGCAAAGTACCGATCCTGAGAATCCGGTAGGTAAGTTTATCACCAGCATAAGCGATGACTGGGTTGAGGTCGTTTGTGACTTCACGGATATGGAGGACCGGGATATTGAGGTAACTGTAGAATGTTATAAGACACCGGCCGGTAAGGTGAAGCTGGAGGTTCTCACGTCATGGGACGGGAATATAGGAGTTAGGGATAAGAGCTATAAAGTCCTGGAGACTACCGATCCGTCACAACCTGAGGGCGCCAGCTTCAGTTCCTTGCCAGATACGTGGGTAAGGACTGTCTGTGATTTCGACGATATGGAGGAGCGTGACATCCGGTCTTATGTCGAGTGTTATGACGGAGGCAATGGCAATGTCAAGCTTCGTAGGCTGGTTTCTTATGACTCCAAGATAAAGGCAAGATACGTCCGCTTCGAGGTGCTTGAATCGGATGACGCCGGCTTCGTTCCGGGGGCCGAACTGGCTACCCTCCCGGACGGATTCTCTTTGGTGTCTTGTGATTTCACGGATATGGAAGATAGGATGCCTATTGATATCGAGGAGTGTTACAAGACATCAGCCGGAAGCGTGCGTATGAGACATGTGGTGTCTTATGACGGTGATCTTGGGAAAAGAAACCAGTTCTGGGAGATTGTGGACTCGTCTGATAATAAGTATGGGCTAGGAAATAGGATAAATAATATCCCTGCGGATTTTATCCGTGAAAGGTGTGCTCTAGAAAGGTTGGATGATCGTATTACCAGAAATGCGGTAGAATGTTACTCGACACCGGGAGGATCGGTAAGGATTAAATCCACTTACGTTATCAACCCTTTAAATCATGTTAGGTCGTATAATCATCATGTATTGAGTTCTACAGACAATGATATCCATGTTGGTACTCAATATACCTCTTTGCCATCCAATTTCGCCCGTATCGAGTGCGAGGAGCCGGATTATATGGATCGACTTATCGATACCACGGAGACTTGTTATGATACCGGAAAGGGTACGGTGAAGATCAGGAGACAGGAGTCGTTGAACGGAAATCTGGATGTAAAGACTTTCGACTATAAGATCGTTGAGTCTACCGACCCCGATCATCCTATCAATACTACCCCTACGCAGACGGTTATTAACGGCTGGACGGTTATCAGCTGTGACCTTAATATCATGGAGGTAGATGACTGCTATGAGGTTGGTGGTCATAAAATTCATTTAAAGGGATTCAGGACGATCAATCCGGCGTTACAGGATATTAAGTCCATATTGTATGTCGTGTACTCTGATCATCCTGATTATCATGCTGGAGATGAGCTTAACTCTATTCCAAAGGGGGCTAAGGTCACGATCTGTGATTACGCGGATAAGAGCCAAAGACATATGGTCCCGGTGCGCGAGTGCTATGAGGTGGCCGATGGCCGGTTTTATGTAGAGGGAAGCAGGTTGGTGGATAACGATATGGTCGTAGAGCGGATGTCGTTGATGGTGATGGAGTCATCCTCCCCGACCTACCCGGTAGGGACTACGCTGACCTCCATCCCCGATGGCGCTACTATCGTGGCTTGTTTATGTCAAACCTGTTAATATCAAGGCTATGGTTAAGGTATGTAATGATTATTATATGATTGACGCCCTAGCCGGCGGTGAGGTCATAAGGAAAAGGAAATATCGTCGTGAGAATACGATGATCGGATATAAGTGGTATGATTATAATGGGGTCGAGGTAACTGACCCCATTGAGATATCACGTCTTGACGGATTGGCTACTAAGCATCAACGTGTTGATGAGGCTTATGATGATTATGCCATTTTCATGTCGTCAACAAACTACGTTAACAGCGTTTCCGGTATACCTATGGATAAGCATATGGTTGTCGTTGAATGGAGACCGGATAGCGAGCAAGGTTTTGTCACCATGGCTCATAATGAGGGTCTTGACGGGGACAGCTATTATATAGTTGTTATCAATGCCGGAGATAAGCAGGCTACGATCTACACCCCCGTGGATCCTGAGGATCCAAAGGATGGGACTTCCCGTGCGGTTGATGGCGATAACGTCTCTGTTGGTGGATCATATGTCTCTATATCTCCCAAGCAAGTAGAGAGGATAAGGGCTACTTTCCGTGATGGTAAATGGTATTATGAGTTAGTCACGAAGACATATCCTAGTAATACTGGAGGCATTAAGATCGGGGATGTTGATTTTGTGACGTTCAGATATTTATGGGAATCAAGTTCCGGAAGGGACTTGGACACGATGACGGAAGCCCTTAATTCTAATGTTCCCACCATAGATAATCTTGCTGTAGGTTGGTCTGGCCCCGGAAATGGAGATAGCTCTGTTAGAGAAGTTCTTAAATGGGGTGGTGATAATACCGGTTCTGGTAAGGAATGTGTTTGGATGTCGGTGAAGGATTTAAGGGCTAAATATTATGATATCCTACCTGAAGAGACGTATTTCATGGCCTACGCTACATGGTTTGGATCTAAAGGTACGGGTAAATGTTCTTTTGAACTTGTTGGATACAAGGGAGGTACGATGAGCCAAGATGGATATAATTTCATCAATACCGGTGGATCTGTGGTGTATCAAAACACGTATGATTTTGTTTGTCATACCAGTAAGGGTTCATCTACGTATAAGACATCCTACGAGAAGGTGGCTCGTGTTACCTACAATAAGCTCACTAACGAGGTTTATATGTCCATCGGTGACGCTATAGATCAGGAGGATAATTATGATAAGTTAGAGCGAGAGATCAATAATATAAAGGAAAGACTTAGCGATGTCGAGAGCGAGTTGGCTGTCGTAAGACGTATAGCTGAGGGCAAGAACGCGGCGTATATCTTTGATACGGTCGATGCCATGAATGAGTGGCTGGCGGTTCCGGAGAACACGGCTAAGCTCCGTGTGGGGGACAGCTTCTGGATCAGGGAGCAGGAGGTACCTGATTATTGGTGGGATGGAACTCAGGCTTTAGAGCAGGAAGGTCCGAAGGTAGATTTGTCCCCTTATTATACGAAAAACGAGATTAATAATATTGTCAATGATATCAATCAGAAGATAGAGGATAAGAGTACGTCTATTATCTTCGATACTTATATCCAGATGAAGTCTTTCGTGGATGATCCAACTAACGCCGATAAGCTTAAGGAAGGTACCATCTTGTTGATACGAGAGAAAAACGTACCTGATTATTATTACGATGGTGCTGGGATAGTTAAGATGGAGGCCGATGTAGAGCAATGTCTTTACGTTACTTTGGCTAACAAGCCTACGGAAAGCACTGTAAGTTATACCCAAGATCGGGAGGTGACTAATTTCGCTCCGGGTGCTATAGCTAGATGGGTTGACGCTGACGGCAATGACGTGTTTTATAAGCTTGTTGAGATAGTAGGTGGTAAGGCTAAGTGGATTACCCTTATCGATACTAAATACGGCAATGTGACGCTACAGAACACTTACGACAAGAATTATGAGATCGTAAATATCGTATCTGGGTCTAGGTTACAGGCTATAAATAGCGATAAGGATGAGATCAAGTTCGTTAATAGCGCTACCGGTAATGTTACTGTCGTGTTTAACGCCACGGTATCAGGAGGAGCCAAGAAACTTACGAGCCTGTTGGCCGTGAACGAGGTGGTTCTTACACCGGGGGCGGCGGCATCCTTTACCCGTACCGGCGAGAACTTCACCCTTTCCGATCTTTTTGGCGTTACGATCTTCCCCGATCTGGCGGATGCCAATCGTGAGGGTGAGTGGGTCATGAGTGTAGGCATAACCGGTAAACCGATCCTTATGGAGGTAAAGGAGATGCGTAAATGGGACGAGAGCATAACCAAGGATCTTACGATAGACGAGCTTAACGAGAAGTTCCCTAACGTGGATATCGGATTCGCTGTCGTATGCAAGACCATCAACAAGGTATATGAGATGGTTAACGGATACAAGGAATGGGTGTCTTATGATATAACCTCAATTAGTTGATATGGGATTTTTAGTAGGATATGATACGACCCTGTCCTCGGTGACGTTTTATGTTAACGAGGATAGGTTCCCTTGTTATAATGGGAAGGATGCTGATTATGTGCCTGATCCGATAGTAGATTATGATGCTTTTAATCGTAATCTCAGGTTCTCGGCAAACAATCCAGGATTCGTGGACATCGATTGGGGTGACGGGACAAAGGATCAATACCCTTTGGTCAAGATATCTGACGGTAGTTATAGGATAGTATTCAGGTCTTTAGATATTGAGTACAAAAAGAATCCTGACGATACTACATGGTGGTATAGGAAGGAGGATGGATCTCAGTATATACCGGTTCCTCCACATAAGTATAGCGATATCAGGCGTAGGGAGGTTACGATGAGGTTCTCTAACGTAATCGATGGGGAGTTCAATATGGAGGGTATTGTCCTCCATGAGTTTCCTGTAGTTAATCTACCTAATATAACTTATTTGGCTATGGTCAGGTCCGTTTTAAAAAATGGAGATATCCCATATGACAGGATAAGCAAGAGCGTTAATCTTCGTAATATACAGATGGGGTCTTTTTCTCACCCTGGTGTTTGGGATAATTGGCCGGAGGGGTTTTTAAAAATGAAAAGATTGAAGTATTTTGGGTGTAATTTCGTTTTTAATTTCGCTGATAATCCTGATTCTAATTGGAGAAGATTCTCTGAATGGAAGAATCTTACTGAATTTAACTTCAACTGGTGTAACATCCCTTCTTATGATCCGGCTTTTAATTCTATTCCAGCAAAAGGTATAAGCATTATAAGCAATCGGAATAATATACCTGTATTTGATGAGGTGGATAAGGTTGGAGATGATAAGACAGGCGTTACTTTTATGGGTAGTGGTAGCTCATGGAAACAAGATCTAGTAGAAGGTAAGTTGAATAAGATTCAGGGCACGTATTGTAATTCAGGCACGGTACCGGTAGACGATCTCCCAGATTGGTTGTATGAGGTAAGGGAATTTAGGATATGGACTTTGCGTGATGGTGGTACATTTATAAATACGCAGGAGAGGGCTGATACATTCGTAAATACATTTTATGATAAGATAATGTCGTGGAGTTATATAACGATGTCACAGACGGCTTCTGACGGTAATAGGAATCAGTTTTATAAACTCACCTTAGATTTATATACTTCCGCAGCTCCTACCAACAAGAGACCATCTGGCGTTTATCAAGCCCCTGAGGGGTTTGATAAGGGTGTTAGCAACGGTAATCCTACGACGCCTATGGAGAAGGTGTATGTGCTTACCAATAACTACGGGCAGACATGGGTCTTGGCCCCTGCCCCGGCTTCTAAGGCCGCCCTTACGAGGGCAAGGCGGGCTGGGAAGGCTAGGATTACCCCGTTCGTCCTTGGCGTAAAGGACGGTCATGTATCCGTGTTCGGCGGAGATGTATTGGATGATAATATGAGTAAGTATAATTTCGCTGACAAATACGAGGCTATAGATATTTGTAACGATCTGGGATTGGACAGTTCACCGGTTGTCGAGTATTTCAGGAGAATAGAGGAGGGAGAGGTATGAGGCTGATATGTAAGGATACGAATAAAGGGTCTATAACCTTTTTTACTAAGGGTAAATACGCTTTTAGGGGCGTTAACAGGAATGATACTACCGATGATGTGCCTGATCCTATATTGGATGTTAATAATTATAATGAGAGTATACAGTTTCATTCCAAGACCCCCGGCATGTGCGAGGTCGATTGGGGTGATGGGAATAAAGATCAATTTCCTTTCGTGAAGGACAGGAGCGAATCCATATACGGGCGATATAGGTTGATGTTTAGGAGAAGGGATATAAGTTATCGTAAGAATCCGGATAGCCATCCATGGTGGTTTTATAAGGAAGATGGGAGTGAGTATATTCCCGCCCCCAATCATGCTTACGCTGATGGACTAGATAAAGATCGGGTCATTACCATGACTTTTACGAATGATATTACATACGTTCGAACAGCGAGGATAATGATGGTAGGATTCCCGATATTAGACGCCCCAAGTATTATCAACTTAACCTTATCCATTACCGGCGATGGGAATATAACCGATATCCCTAAAGACAGGATACGTAGATCGGTAAATATAGAGTATATAGCACTTAACGAATTGGGTGCAGGGACATTGACATCCATACCGGACGATTGGGATAGGTTGACTAAGTTGAGAGGCATTAATTTAAGTCGAACGGCTGATTTTAATGATACGGAGTCTTCTAATATAAGGAAATTCCCCTCTATGTGGCCTAATCTTGTAACATTAGCTTTGGCAGGTTGCAGGGTTAGGGTATATCCAAGGGAATGGCTGTCTTTTAGCAAGCTAAGAGAATTATATATATCCCCGGGAGTGGCTATGCCATCGTTTGACCCTAATACATGCCCGGCTATGGATGAGGTGGATAAGATAAATCCTAGCTTAAGGATTTTCGATCATATAAATAGATGGTATGGGTCTGTCGTGAGCTGGCATCCGTATATGAGCGGTAAGGGATTGGGAAACATTGAGCGTATCGACGCTTCATACGGTTATAGTAATATAGATGTAAGTAATCTCCCGGATTATATATATGAGATGAGGTCTATGAATAGCTTTTATATGCATCGCAGCTTGTCAACCCAAAGTCGATGTGATACGTTTATATCGACATTATATGAGAAGGTGATGGGGTTTGATTATCTCACTATGTCTTCCTCTGCTTCCGATGGCAAAAGAAATCAGTTTTATGGATTGTATCTAAGTATATATATGGATGCCAATCCTGATGATAAAAGACCTAGTGGCGTATTACAGGCTCCCTCTGGTTTTATAAAGGGTCAGTCTAATGGCTCTCCGTCGACTCCTATGGAGATGGTTTATGTGCTTATGAATAATTATGGATGGAGGTTTAGTATGGCACCAGAGGCTTCGGTGTTAAGGTCAATACGATCTTCTGATATTGACACGAGGTTGTATAATCCATATAAGCTTATCGTATTTGACGATGGGCGTACCTTTGTAGGCAATGGAGATGTTTTAGCTCATGATACGGATAAGGTATTATCGTTTGGGGGTCAACCAGAAGGGGAGTATTTATGTGATTCTATGGGATTGGACAGGAATGTTATTGTAGAATATTTTAACAAGATAGGTAATGGCTAAGACATTATATAAATACGAGGCATCATCCAACAAGTTCGTGTGGTTCACTACATGGGATAGGGCACTTAGAAATTATTATACCGATGATTATAATTATGTACCTGATCCTGTCGTTGGTAATCCTTATAATACGTTTGTCGAGTTTGGATCCAGAAAGCCCGGTATGGCTAATGTGGATTGGGGGGATGGAATAAAGGAGCAGTTTCCTATGACCAAGGTCCAAGGGCAGGATAATTATCGTATCATATTCCGTTCTTTGGCAATACAACACAGGAAAAATCCCAATACTACGTGGTGGTTCAGGAAGGAGGATGGATCGCAATACGTACCTGTGGATAATCATGCTTACGCTGATGGGAGGAGGGACGTACAACGGGCTGTATCGATAGATTTTACTTGTGATATTTATTATGCCAATATCCAAGTTTGTAAGATGACGGCTTTCCCGATTGTGGATATGCCAGGACTTGAGTTTTTGGTCGTATCCCATACGATGTATGTTAATGACGGTATACCTGTAGACAAGTTGTCAAGATCCAAAAAGTTAATTTATATCGATCTTCAAAATATAGGGCAAAGAATGACCGTAATTCCTGAGGCTATAACCAGTAAGACAGAGGTATATTATTTAAATATGTTTAATATGCTTGATCTTAGGGATATAGAATCTAGCGGGATAAGGAATATAAAGAATATGAAAAATCTTCAAACCCTTGAATTGTCTTCATGTTATTTGGATAGGTATATAAAGGAGTTTAATGATCTTCCTAAATTAACTTCGTTGAAAATAGATCCTGGCCCTTCTGATATGTGGAATTATTTTGATATAAATACCCTTCCTTTTTTCGAGGTAGATAAGGTAAATCCTAACATTACTGATTTTTATTTTTTAGATGACTGGGCAAGTGGAGAAAGGAGGACGGGTTGGAATGATGATAATATGTCTGGAAGGGGATTGGAACATCTTACTAGTTTCATTGCAGCTCATAGCAATAGTCTTAGAATGGATAAGCTTCCGGATTATATTTATGAGATGAGGGCTATTACATGGTTTAACGTGAATTGTTCTACTCATAGCCAGCAACGATCAGATGATTTCGTGGATTCTTTTTATAAACTGGTTACGGAATGGGATCAGATAACCATGACATCGGTAGCTAATGACGGAAAGAGGAATCAGTTCTATGGTCTTTCGGTAAGCATGTATAGTGCTACTTATCCAACCGAAAACCAGCGTCCTTCCGGCACGGAGCAGGCCCCAGAGGGATTCGTGAAAGGCTCGTCCAACGGGTCTCCCGCTACACCTATGGAGAAGATATATGTGCTAAAAAATAACTACGCCCAGAGATGGACGATAAAACCGGCTTAATATGGATAGAAATGATATCATAAAAGAACTTGGATTGTATTTTGATATAGTAGAATTGGTATGTCCTCATACGTACAATAAGTGGAAGGACAGATCGTGGCAGTTTCTTGATACAGCGTTTCTCCATAATCTTCTTATATTACGGAGGGATATAATTAAACAGCCTATGTATTGTAATAATTGGGACAAGCAGGGGCAGTTTTCCCAACGTGGTCTTAGATGCAACATCTGCCAGATAGTCAAGGATAAGAAAGATGTTTATCTATCCGCTCATGTGTTGGGTAAGGCTGGGGATTTCGATGTCAAGTCAATGACGGCGGAACAGGCCAGAGGCTTGATCTTGGATCATCAAGATATGTTACCATATCCTTTCCGGCTTGAAGGGAAGGTGGGTTGGTTGCATTTTGACAGCCTTGATACGAGGAACGGTATACACGCCGTGGTGTTTTAGGTACTTAACGGTATAGTGGTTGACTTTGCGTATATGGTATAAAATGAAAGACAAAGACATGATAGAGCGAGTGGGGGCTTTATGGAATATAGCGCTTGCGTATGGTGCTTCTTGTTGGGCTTACTTCCAGCCAGTGCATCATTTATTGACTGTATTACTTATAGTATTAATAGCGAATTTTTTGGCTAGGTTAGCGCAAAGCGTAAGGGGCTGGAAGCTCCGTAGAAGCCGTAGGAGGAGGTTTAGCTTCAAGAGATGGTTTAGGGAGGTCAGGTTTACTGATATTCTTAAGGAGTTCGCTTTGTCTTGTTTTATAGTAATGACATTATGTGTTATATATAAGACGTTATACCCGATCGAGGAGGAGGCTAGCATGATACTTACCGTTACCAAATATGGGGTGTATATAGCCCTTGTTGGATATGTGATGCTTTTCCTGAATACGATAGGGGATGCTTTCGCTGACGCTTATCTGGTTAAGGTGTTCAAGGCTGTATTCAAGAGGATAAACGTATTCAAGATGTTTGGCTTCTCTAAAAACATACCTGACGAGATGTTTGACGATATAAAGAAGATTGCTGATGATAAGGTTAAGGATAAGTCTTAAGGCTGTTTTTTGTTTAGGTCTGTCGCTATTCCTGTCCTCTTGTGGAAGCAGGAGGCAGGTTAGTGACGCGTCTATAGATAATCGTTTGATAAGCAGGATAGAGACGATGATAGATGAGGTCATGGACCGGAAGATCGTAGAGATCAGGACATCTGATCTTAATGCTGATATTGTCATAACTGAGAGGAAATTCGATACTACGAAGGAGGTGGATCCATCCACTGGGGAGCGACCCGTGTCCTCCCAGACGGACGCCCATATCGTCATCGGCCGGCGGGATAGCACGGTGACGACCGATTCCCTTGGCGTTGATAAGACGATCACCGGTATTGAGGATATTGATAAGAAGACAGACATCAAGCATAAGGATATAGACGATAAGGAGGAATCAAGGTGGCCGATGGCTATTATCTTTATGTCGATCTTAGGTATATTGGTTGTATTATTCGTGTTGTTGAAAAGATTCGGATTGATAAAATAATAGGTGTACAAGAAACCCCATACACCTATTGGTTATCACCCCAGAAAAGAATTGCAAATATGAGGTCAGTCCCGGATTCGAACCGAGGTATATGGTTTTGCAGACCACCGACTAAACCACTCATCCAACCAACCGAATATGTCGCAAATGTAGTCAATTATCCTTTCATAGAAAATTTATTCATTGTTTTTTTAGGCTTAATCCAAGGGAATGGGGTGTGTGGCTCTGTGCGTGGCTTGGTTCTCGTCCCCGACGGCGGTGGATTCCGTGGGGCCTGCCTCACGCCTACCCCACCTCCCGATTCTCCTTGGCATTTCCCCGGTAGGGGTTAAACAAGAAAGGATTGTCAATAAGGTTGCTTTTAGGGCAACAACGTTTTCATCTGGATGACACCCGTCTTCGACGGCCATCATCCTCATTCTGATAATTTCCTTTTGGTGAAAATTTAGACGATTAAAATTATGTCAGACATCATCCTTTTAACCCGGTTGCTCCTTCCAGTCGCAACCTCCTACTAAAATTGTCATGCTTAGGAAAAATGCTTTGATGGGGTCTTTTATCAAAAAGTTGATTAGTAAAAAGAATAGAGGTGAAAAACAAATTACTTCTTTAGAGATTATCGGCACGATAGCCTCCCTACGCAGTGTCTAAGTTCAATTTCGACCATGGGATGGTTAGGAAAATCAAGGGTATGGGCAAAAAAATAAGTACTTTCACAAGCACTTATTTTGAAATGACAAATATTATAGTACCTTTGTACTATAATTAATTATTTTTGATCATGGCAAAGTTAGGCATTATTTTTGATCAATCAGCATCTTTCTCAGAAAAAAAGAGGATGTCAGAAGGAAATAGGGCTTTTAGGAGGGATTCTGGCAAGGTTATCCTGCCTTATTTGCTTAATGACAACGCTGATCCCAGATGCGATAACCCTAGGATAAAGCGTCAATCATCATCCAAATCAGAGATACTAGAGAAGCCGATATCGGAGACACTGATAGGTCTTCTTATTATATGCCTTGATCCTATAAGGTTCAGGGTGTTAGGAGTACAGTACAATATCAAATGGTTTTACTATTTTGTTGATGAGATAGTGCGCTATTATATCAAGCATCAACGTCTTGGTGGCGATAATCTCGCCTATCAGGTAAGGCTTGTCAGGTGGCTTCTGCTTAGTTACGTGAACGTGGCTATCGTCCATGGCTATTATGCTATGGTGAGAAAGGCAAAGAAAGAGCATCCTGATCTCTTCGTGCATAGCAATAAGGCTAGGTATTATTATTGGGATAGGTGTCCTTTAGACTACCACAAGCTAGAGGACGAGCAAAATATAAACAATCCGACCTATAAGGCTCATGAGTGTAATAGGAAGCGCTCGGAGGACATCAAGCGTGTTGTTTATGATTCGATGGATTCGATCAGGAAATGCGATCTTAAGGATTTCGTGTCCTCTAAGAGCAATGGAGTTAGTATCTCTTTTAAGGAAAAGGTTCAGAATAAGGTCAGGAAGAAGGGCTTTGGAAATGTCAGCATCAAGACCATAGAGAGGGCTATAAAGAGTTATTTAGATGAGCGTGGTGTCACTTTCTCCGAGTTCGTCGATGGGGTGAGGAAGTTGGATAGGAAGATAAAGGAAGTCAAGTCCGCTTTTGGCAAGGTCAAAAGGATTAAGATCTTTGGCATCAAGGTTTATGATGATGTGTCTGGAGATGAGATAGTTGATGAGTTTGGCATGGCCGCGTTGTCTGATGATGTGTGGATTCCTGATAATAGCACCCCGTTCCTTGATGATTATATTGAGTTGCGACATTTGTCTAACAATTTTAATCTATGATATTATGGTTAATATAAAATCACATGACTTTTATACGGTGTTTGATGATAAGAAGCAACTTTTTAAAGTATCATCATTATTTGATTCTTTAGATGAATCTGAAGATATAGTCAAAGATTTGATGGATTCTGGCACATTCATGTATGTTGTTGACGAACGACTGTCTATGATATGGGTGGATATATTTATGATGATAGAGCTTCTTGGGGAATATGATGGTGGGGATGTTAAGGATTTGGCTATTAAATGCTCTTCTCTCTATTTGAGAGATAAGGTGATGCGTTTAATTGTCGATTATGTCAATTGCGATTCTGATGATTATGATGATAGCGTTGATCCTATATTGAGTTATTGTAGCAATCTTATTCATAGTGGTGATGGGAATATTGATTATCTGCCATTGTCCGACATGGTAAGTTTGAATGTAGGGAATTATATGTCAGATGACATGCTGAAGCTATTTGATATTGCCAAGGAAGACACTCGCATAATATCTATATTGTTTGTTTTGTTAAGTAGACCGTATGTTGACGATTATGGTTTTTTTACTCTTACTGATTTGCTTTCTATGATGATTGACAAAGGTTTTATTGATGATCGTGATGATATAGTGAATGCCTTAGGGTTTATCTTAAAGTAGATTTATTGTATTGGTATGACCCTATTTTGTATCTTTGCTTAAAAGTAGTAAAGATGAATCAGATAAATATCATACCGAAGATAATTCATGATAAGTTCGCCGCTAGAATTATCATGGATGATTACAATATAGAGAAACCTATCGTTATTACTGTCGTGGCTAGACGTAACGATGGTGAGTATAATACCCAGATATTGACATACCCGACATCTGGCGTTGATTATGAGGGTAATGTAAGGATGGTGTTTTTCGATGTCGCTAGGTCTCATGTTTGCCAGATAACATCGGTATTTATCAACGGTTATGAGGTCAAGACATATTATACCGATGTCTCGGATCTTGATATGCAAGCCCGTTATGATGATAGCTTGTGCCGGTACGACAAGAAGGTTAACATGAACGATATCCGCTTGTCGTTTCAAGTACTGGAGACACGTGATCCAAAGGTGTTGCAGGTTCTGGACGAGTCGGAGTGGGGGCTGCTGGAGGATAGGAAGGCGATCATCGAGATCACTACCCCTGGGATGTCCGACCCCGTTACGTTGTTTCTTGGCAAGAATCAGGTCAATACCTTTACCAGCCTAACGCTAGGTCTCAATTGTTTTAATTATGATGATTGCAATGTTAAGTATCTTGATCTTCCAGACGGTATATATGATATTAAGATCATAGGTAGCCCTTCTACTTACAGCTTCAGTCGCAAGTATCTTAAGACGGATCTTATACGCAGACGTCTCGACCGGCTATGGATCAAGACTGATGTCTTATGCGAGGACAAGGATAAGGGTCTTATAGACAAGATACAGGAGATGGAGACACTTATGGCCGTAGCCGAGGCGAATGTCAGGTTGGATAACATAAGGGCCGCCCATGAGATTATTGATCGTGTCGGAGAGCTTCTTGAGATGGCTACCAATTGCGTGGATTGTTAAACATAAAAATATTTAGTCGTGGGTTGTAATACTTGTAAGGAAAAGGCGTTAAGGGCCGAGAGAGAAAGGATTGAGAGAAGTATGATGAATCATTCTTCTTCTACCGCTGTTAGCGATATGGAGTACGCTTCTAGAAGCACCGCTGGTTGTATGGTTATGCAAGATCCGTTGCAGACCATGGAGCGTGACGTGGTTAGTATATATAAGCAAGTTCGTACCAAGGGTGATGGCGTGGGTGTATCTTATCTTAATATGCAGAAAAAGATCCGTGAATGGATCAAGAACCTGCCGTATGGATGCCCGCCTGACGAGGAGGTACAGGAAATGAGAAAGGAGATACTCGATGGGCGCGCAATCTATATCAAACCTTGATAGAATAGATCTATGTAAGGTCGTAGACGAATGGCTGTCTTGTCAGTGGGGTAGATACATGAGATATCATAGGTACAGGATCGGTGACAAGCCCGATATATCCTATTGGGGTAAGATAATTCGTCTGCAAAGGTCATTATGTGATAATGATTGCGGGTTATGCCCGGATGAGGTAAGATCGTTAAAGGAACGTGTTAATAAGTTGCTGGCATGAGAAAGTATAATTGTTCACATATAACCCCGTCCACTTGCGTACCTTATGAGGGTGATCTACCAGAGTGGTCAAAGCATAAGGACTCTGATGAGTGTGTTATGATCTCCGATGTGATAGAGGAGATATATGAAGAGCTTACCCGTATTAGGGAGGCTATAGACGTCAGGGATCTTGGCGAGTCTTGCGTGAAGATAAATGGCGATAAGACCGTAGCGAAAATCCTTTACGCTATTGAGAATAAGATCTGCAATGGGTAATTAATGTCCTGATTTTAGGATATTAAAAATAGCCAATCGGTTTGTGTTTATCATCCCGATTGGCTATTTTTGTATGTCCGCCGACTCTCACGAGGGAGCGGACATAAAGTAATTAATTATTAATCTCAAAATTAGACTAAAAAATGAAGACAGTAAATGTTTTAACAAGAAAGATGGGCGATTTTAACGTTTTTCAAAGAACTAGTGATGGTTATTTTGATGCCAATAGTTTACTTAAGCAATGGAATGATAATCCCGATAATATAAGAAGAAAGTTTTCTGTGTTTATAGATAGTCCTAAAACCATAGAATTTTTAGAAGCTCTAAAGGATGATGAAAGCCATAGTCCAAAAATGGACAATGGTGATAATCAGTTATTTGTAAAAGTAAAAGGTAGAGTTACAAAACATGGCAAGACACCTGATAAGATATGGATGCATCCTTTGCTATTTATAAAATTCGCCATGTGGATAAATCCTAGATTTGAGGTTCAGGTTTTGAAGTTTGTACATGATCAACTTATAGATTACAGAGATAAGGCTGGTGATGCTTATAGGAGAATGTCTTCCGCTTTATCTAAAATCGTGGACTCGTCAAGGTTTAAAGATAAAATACAGGATTTAGCTAGATCTCTGAATATAATAGTTTACGGTCTTCATGAGACTATGATAAGAAACTCTGTTGGCGAGGAGGTCAAGGCTAAAGAGTTGATGGAGCTAGAGATTGATATAGCTAAGATGATTGAATTTGGGTATATAACTACCGAGGAGCAGTTAAGGGATTATCTGTATAAGGTTTTGAGAAGCAAAAAGGCTCTTCCTTTGTAATTTGATTTTAAATTGTATCTTTGTGACAAAGTGAATCACAATGGTATACGGTAATAAAGAAATAGTTCGGACGTTCACCAGAAATAACCCGCCTGCCGGGTATGTGGGCGGTTCTGTTGACTACCGGGTCCCTCCCAACGTCTATTTTGGCGATACGCAGGAGGAGGCTGACAACAAGGCTGAAGATGATATCAAAGCCAACGGTCAGGACTACGCCAATACATATGCCGACATAATACCGGCTGTATGGTATAATGATCAGGTATGCGATGAGTTTATCAAGAACAATTGCGTAAGCGGTAAGGGATCCAAGGAGCAGGTATGTATAGAGGAAGGTAGGTTTGTCTCTTACGTATCCAAGAAAGATGCCAATGATAAGGCTAGGGTGGAGCTTGGACGGATCGGGCAGGGGGAGGCCAACTCCGTCGGGGCTTGCTGCGAGGACTGGGCCTCACAGCCTTTTCGTGGCTTGTTTTACAAGAACGATTGTAAGGCTGGCACATCAGGCAAGGAAGGTATTGTATATGAATTACCAGCCGGAGCTTTCATATCCGATATCTCCCAGATAGACGCCGATACGTTAGCCTATAGGAAGTTCATGAAAGAAGGTCAGGAGAAGGCTAATGCCGAGGGTAGTTGCTCACCTGTATTCTATAATACTATGATCGGTGATTGGTTCGAGAAGATATGTCCATTCGGATATAAGTCCGGTAAAGTATATCACTCTATCAAAGCCAACAGGTTTAGGTCATGGATATCGGTTGAGGATGCCAACGCCAAGGCTCGTGAGGTCTTGATGGTAGAGGGACAGGAGTACGCTGATCTTAATCTTGAGTGCGAGAAATGGATTGAGAATATCGATCAAGAAGATCAGTGTTATTGGTAAGAATGCGTTTGTGTTTTCCATAATGTTAGATTAGTGTTTTGGAGGGGATTGTGTGTCTCCTCCATTTTTTTGTATATATATCAATGGTATTAAGTTTATATACTGTAATACACTTGCTTATATGTTGAATATATTTTATATTTGCATACCTATCTATTCATCTCGAACCGATAGGTATTATGTTTAATTTAAAATATTGTTCAAAGTTATGAAAAGTCGGGTTGAAATCAAATCTTCTGATAGGAGATTGATGGGCGTTGTTATACCTGCGCTTAGTGATAATGGTTTTGTTAATATCACTTTAGCCATGAAGGTTTTGTCTGATGATAGGCTTAAAAAGGGGCTGTCTCCCAAGAAGCTTAATGATATCATTAAGTATGATGGGTTTCAGGAAAAATGCAGGGAGATAATTAGTAGGCTGGAAAACAGGGATTTATGTAAGCGGATAAATATCAGCCTACAAAATAAGGCTCTAAATCTTAGCGATTTAAATAAAATGGGATTAGCATGTCGAAAAGGTAAGGGGGATGGTCAAATGTGGTATATGAATCCATATCTTTTTCTCGTGGTAGCCATGGAGATGAGTCCTGAGGTTTGCGCTGATGTTGTAATGTGGTTTGTTGATAATGTTGTAGGGACAAGAAATGCCGCTGGTGATGCTTATATAGAGATGTGCAGTAGTGTATCTTCACTTATAAGTGATAAAAGTAATTTAAAGGAGTTGTTATCAAGGATAGCCAAGGGTATAAATTTCGTCGTGTTTGGCGTGCATGAGGAAGGGATAAGGAATAGAGCTTCTTTTGAAGAATTGGATATGATAGTATCAATAGAAAGGAATATATCTTATGCTATTAAGGCTGGATATATAAAAGACTATGATGGCGTTATAAACGATTTGGGAAGGCAGTGGAAAGACAGATGGGGTAATCCTGTTCTTAAATTGAAGTCCTGATCTTATCTTGTTGTTATGGTTTATGGGTATAGGGGATGCGAATGACGTGTCCCTTATATTGTTTAATAACGTATGTTGTCTTGTTTCCAAACCAAATAAGTATCTTTGCTAAAAACATTAATATTATTAATATGTGTAATACAGGTGGTTGTTGTCATGATCATTCACGGGAACGTCCCGAAGAGTGTTGTCATGGCGTTAAGATAGACAGGTTTCTTAACAAATGCCCTAACGATCCTTGTGATCCTTGCGATCGGGATTGTCAGGACGAACCTTGTGTTGGTTATGGATGTCCTATAACCTTGTATGATAAATGTGTCTTATACTCAGGCGATGAGTTGGTGGCGGATGGTATAGAGAAAGGTAATGACATTTCTGTCGTTATAGACTCATTGAGGCGTATTATAGCGTCTAGGGATAAGCAGATAGATTTATACCATCGTGAGGTTCTGGATTTGAAGAGGATTATAAACGAGCTTGTCAACGCCGGTGGTAGCGGCGGGGATAACGATACGGAAGAGGAGACGTGGTAATGAATGGTTGCAACAAAAAACAATACAGGCCTACTGTAGACGATACGAAAGTACCGTGCTCTACGTACATGAGTACCGATTGTATTTATCCTGGTGATAAGGTACGTGTGGAATCATTGGGATTATCCCCTAATTGCGATATGTCCGATACCCTTAACGCTATGATAAAGGCTATACGGGATAGGGATGCCGAGATACTTGAATTAAGAAGAATGATCAATAAATTGATTTGATATGAGAAATAATTGTAATCCATGTAAGCCGGAATATAGACCGGGGGACGAGTGCAGTATCTACAGTTCCCAGATCATATATGACGGTCAGTCGTTCCCTGAGGCAGATATCAGGAACGGTGATAGCATGAATAGCGTAATCGAGTCTCTGGTAAGGAAGCTGGTTGCCGTATCTGGCGCCACGGCGTCCATCCAGCGTGACTCGTTCAAGGGCGTTCAAGCTGTCAGATTAAGATACGAGCCGTTGAATGTGCTCAGTGTTACCTATTGTGGTACTATCGTCCCTAATGACGGATATGTCGTTTCTGGCAGGTCCGTTAAGTTTAAGAAGAAATATTGCATGGGTGATGAGTTCACTGATGTTAATATCGTATATACTACATTGAATAGTAATATTTTAAATACCTCATGTTATGGCTAAAAGAGTGTACGATACGGTCTTGGCTTCCGAGTGCGACGGCTGGGTATGTGGTGAGACCCTCAAGAAGGGATCTCTTCCCGTAGACAGGTTAGAGCTTGACTCTTTTTCAGAGGCTGTCAGGGAGCTTATAGAACGGTTTTTCGAGGAGGGATGGTTGCCGGACATGATCTGCGATCTTGGTTGTGGTGGCGCCAGCGTGTTTGAGATTAAGCCTACTAACTTCGAGTATCCTCCTGAGGGTGGCGAGCAGATTCTGGAGATTATCGTAGGTAAGAGTGATAAATGGACTATAACTCAAGCGGAATGATATGAATAATTTAAAAGATATTCTTGCTAAGATCGAGCAAGGTTCCTCATGGGTGTCCTACGACAAGATTTCCGGTACCGGGCCAGACAAGGTCGCTATTAAGGTAGAGCCGGGATGGATGGGTAGGTTGCCTAGGGAGACTTACGTGGCGGTCGAGAAAGGCAAGGTTACGAAGCTCGCTACTATAACCCAGAAGGGTATAGAGCGGGTAAGCGTGGATCCGACCAATATCATGTTCGATATGGAGGGCGGGACGGCGACCATCAACGCCAAGCTTAACTCCGCCTCGGTCAAGGCTTCCTGCCTTACCCTTGGTGGCTCGGTGAGCAAGTCCTATATAGTATCCATGAACGTGAACGGTTTATCCATGAAAGTCCCGGAAGAGGATAGCAGATATATAGTGTATGCCGATCCTGAGGATCCCGGAGCCACTGATTTGTATGAGGCTAGTTTTGTCATAGCTATGCCTAAGAATATGGATAACGAACAACATCATGAGATGTTTGTCTTGAACGGTAAGGTTGTTAATATCAATCAACAGCCTAATGATATACCTTATATCATACTTGATCATGACTTCGATAACGTGACTAGCGAGAACGGTCAGGTTGTCATCGATATCAAGTCCAATACCGAGTATGATATCGAGCTGGTATGTTGCACTTGCGGTGATGGTAGTGAGCCGGAACCGGAACCACCCTTCAACGTGGATCCGCAAAGGTTGACGCTTAATAAGGATGGTGATACCCAAATCGTGAGGGTAGAGGCCGGAGATGATGTTTCATGGAGAATAACTGAAGGATAATATGGCAAGGGAAATAGATAAGAATTGTGTCGAGGGTAATTGCTTTGCCATTAACGACAAGAGCCATGGGGTAGGCGATAATAAGATTAATATCGTATACAAGGCTAATTATACCGGTCAGATCTGTACGGCTAAGTTCCGTATAACGTCAAAGGACGGTAATATTGTCAAGGAGTATATGATAGCTCAGGACGCCAAGCCCGTTTATTATAATATCAAGATGGTTCAGCCGTTCACCAAGGACGACTGTCTGGCCAACCAGCATGGATCGGTGGTGTTGTATACGGTCGAGGAAAGGACTTACAAGTCGTTTATCTCGCAGGAGGACGCAGACGCCAAGGCTATGGAGGATATAGCCCTGAACGGTCAGAAATACGCCAACGAGCATGGTGAGTGTATAACCGATATCTGGTATAACGAGGAGCAGAGGAAGACGTTTATACGTAATAATTGCGATAAGTTCAGTGACGGTCAGGAATATGTTTATATCATTCCTGAGGGCAAGTACGTATCTTCCATCTCTCAGGAGGACGCCGATAGGAAGGCTCTTGAGGATATTGAGAAGAACGGTCAACAACAAGCCAATTTGGAGGGTGAGTGTAAGCCTAAGGAGAATATCTATTATGGTAAGTTTAGCAAGACCTTTACCCGTAACAACTGCGACTCCACACAATACGGTACGGATGTGGTTGTTAACGAGACGATGGTTACAGGGGACTTCAGATCCATCGTATCTCAAGAAGACGCTAATAGCCTAGCAAGGGCTGCTGTCGAGGCTCAAGGTCAGGATATAGCGAATATCAAGGGTAACTGTGAGAAGATACCGGTATTTACCGGATCGTACTCCAAGGTATTCCAGAGAACCAACTGCCCTGAGGGTTCTACTCCTGTTGACTTCACTGTGGACGAGAAGATGTGTTCTGGATATCCGTTCACTTCTACGGTATCGCAGGATGCCGCCAATAAGCTGGCGCAGGACGCTGTGGAGGCGCAAGGTCAGGCTATCACCAACGAGCGTGGCGACTGTCAGACTAACGTCTACTATAACGTAAGGATGGAGAAGACAGTCACTAGAAACAATTGCGATGAGTTCCATATCGGTCAACCTTATACTTATGTTGTAGCCGCTGGTAAGTACTTCTCTATTATCTCTCAGGAGGATGCTGACAATAAGGCTAAGGCCGATCTTGAGGCTAACGCCCAGCAACAAGCCAACCTAGAAGGTGAGTGTAAGGAGAAGACGATCTACTACGGTAGGTATAATAAGGAGTTCACTCGTAATAACTGTGATGAGACCCAATACGGCACCAAGGTTGTCGTGGATGAGACTATGGTGACAGGAGATTTCAGGTCTACCGTATCTCAGGAAGACGCCAACAATAAGGCTAAGGCCGCCGTCGAGGCTCAAGGTCAGGATGTGGCTAACGTGAAAGGTAAGTGCGAGAAGGTGCCTGTATATACCGGTACTTATACACGTACGTTTACCCGTAACAATTGTGGTGCTGGCACTGGTGGTACTTATACGGTAAATGATAGGATGGTTGACGGTTATCCGTTCACGTCTACCGTATCACAGGAGGATGCCAACAACAAGGCCAAGGCCGCCGTTGACGCCCAAGGACAGGCTCTTGCCAATATCCACGCCCTTTGTACGTACACCGGCCGTGCTTCCTTGGGATTCACGAGAAACAACTGTGGTGAGTGTAAGATCGGATCTAAGGTGACAATCACCCAAGATATGGTAGAAGGACACCCATTCCAGTCTAACGACTCCCAGACCGCCGCTGACGCTATGGCTATGACCGCCGTACAGACTCAAGGACAGGCTTTGGCTAATACCAAGGGTACTTGTTCTGACGCTACTATGTATACCGGTAGGGCTAGCTTCGAGTTCACTAAGAGCAATTGTGGCGCTAATCAGGTAGGAAATCCGTTCACCGTGACACAAGATATGGTGGAAGGTCATCCGTTCCAGTCTTGTGTATCACAGGATGAGGCTAACTTAGTCGCTATGGCCGCTGTCATGAATCAAGGTCAGAAGATCGCCGATGAGCGTGGTACTTGCCATGAGGCTCCTAAGTACACCGGTCATTATAGCGAGGCGTTTGAGAAGAATAATTGTCCGTCTGGTCTTATCCCGTCTTCAGTTACCGTTACTGAGGCTGACGTGACCGGAGGTCCGTTCTACTCATACGAGAGCCAGTTCGCCGCCGATGAGCTTGCCAAGGCCGCTGTCAAGGCGCAAGGTCAGGCTATAGCCAACGATCGTGGTACTTGCGACGAACTGAAGATATATGTAGGTAATTATAGCAAGGAGTTCACTCCTAAGTGTCCTACTTGTCAGTATGCAGATCCTATCACCGTAACCCCGGATCTTATGGGTCAGTTCTTTACCTCAACCCGTTCTCAGGAAGAGGCAGACGCTTTGGCTAAGGCCTATATCGACAGAATGGGTCAGGCGTTCGTCAACAAGAACTATGATGATACGTGCCATACGAAGACCGAGCAACCGGTATGGGAGACTATAGAGACCGTATGTAAGGACTGTATCTCTCAATTACATCAACGTAATACCAATACCTGTTATACTGATCCTGATAATCAAGAGCGGTATATAGCTGGTGGTAATAATACATGTTTCTGGTTTGGTACGGCATCCAAGGCCTTTACCCGTCAATGTGCGGATGGTGGAGTTGGAAGCTCTGTTACCGTAACTCAGAATGATGTTACGGATCCAAGTCCTAGCTCTGATGGTAAGTTTAAGTCATGTGTATCCCAAGCTGACGCTAACGCCAAGGCATTGGCCGCCGTGAACTCTCAGGGTCAGGCCGTGGCCAACTCGAAGGGCACTTGTACTTGGACAGGAAGCTATACCGGTCAGGTTCAGAAGAACAATTGCGCTGATGGCGGCGTAGGCGACATGGTATCCGTAAGTAGCGACAGGCTGCCGGGACATCCGTATACCTCCAACATATCTTTGGCTGACGCTAATAAGAAGGCCGAGAATGCTGTTCGTGGAGCCGATGGACAGAACTACGCCAATAAGAACGGTGGATGTACTTGGACTTACGTGGCAAGCCGTGACTTCTATAAGAACAATTGCGCCGGAAGCGGGGTTGGTCAGAGAATAACGGTGACCTCTACGCAAGCCAACGGCGGTACGCCTATCACCAGCAAGGTTTCTTTGGCTGATGCCAGGAGCAAGGCAGAGCAGATCCTAGACCAGAGAGGACAGGATTACGCTAACCAGCATGGCACTTGTGTGTGGACCGGTACTGGAAGCGCTACGTTCTATAAGGATAATTGTGGTACATGTAAACATGGTGTCGCTCTATCCGTTCCTTATAGTGCCTTAGGATTGTCAGCGTTGACATCTACCGTATCTCAGGCGGATGCCGACAGCAAGGTTCAAAACGCTTTCAAGAATGATACGGCGACTAAGACCGCCGCTCAAGCTTACGCTAATAAGAATGGTGATTGCGCCGATGACGATGATACCCCATCTTATGATGATTGGAATTATTATTGTAGTGGATGCGATTATCGTAGGAGTAGGAATCAGACCAATCCTTGTTCTTCAGCCTCAGATCAAGATGAGTTGGTTGAGTCCGATTCAAGATCTTGTGGATGCGGATGTGATAATACATACCGTATGGATAATAGCAGGTGTAATAATGGTAATAGCGAGGAGCATTATTCTAGCGAGTGTGATCCTACGGGATATTGGCAGAATGGCGGTGAGCATTGTTGTAATCCATATGACTACACTATCTATACCAATGAGGTATGTAAGGGATGTTCGGGCGAATGTGGTGATGTATGCGCTCCTAGTAGCCCTATGAAGGTTGTTTCTGCCGGAGAATATTGCAGGAGCACGGCTCAAGATGCGTCTAGCGCCGCTTATGATGCTTATTCTAGCGCTAAGGAGGCTCTTCAGATTCTTGTTAATGCTAAGACATGCCCTTCTAAGGTTGGCAATGATGACCGATGGGGAAATGTCAAGGCTACGAACTGTCCTAGCAACTGTACTCCTAAGACTATCAGTTATAAGCAAATCGCTGGTAAATATGAGGCTTGTACCAAGGATGAGGCAAACAGGATAGCTGACAACAACCTACAGTCAGACGGCACCTCTTACGCTAATGGCTTGGCGCAGGCGGATAGATGTGATTGTCCACAAAATTGGAGTGCCAACGTGGTAGACTACAGTGAAAGCGGAAGTTGTATTAACTTTACTGTGGAATACAGTAATCCGTGTAGTTCCAGCAAAACCATAACAGTGACAGGAGGAGCGGAAGCGAATACCTCCACGGGTATGGAGATGACCACTAGTACTACGGTTACGATAGGTACTGGTAGTGGATCTACTAGTGGTAGAATGTGTTTTCAAGCGGCCATAAGACCAGGAACGGCGCATGCGGCTTGTACCACAGGTGGACAATGCTGATAATGTATATACAATAAAAAGGAGAGGTTAGTTAGCCTCTCCTTTTTTATTATATATCAGACTCTTAACATTGACCACCAGCTCTTCCACTTATATTGATAGAATTACATGGATATCCACGATTAAAAGATATCGTGGCCTTTTTAGTGCCTGATCCAGTAGGTATAGTTACTGTCGTACTCCCGATAGTAGTCCCTGAGCTTGAGGCTGTTACCGTCAAACTCTTCTGCGTAGTACATTCATTACTATACGTAATCTCGACCTCTACTCTTAGCGCTGAAGTGCCCGAAGGAGCGCCATTGCAAGGATCACTATCGGCATAAGCGTTGGCTGACCAATTCTTCGTTGGCTCCACGCAATCACATCTATCCGCCTGCGCCAAGCCATTAGCGTAAGAGGTGCCGTCTGACTTGATGTGAATTTAGCTTATTCAATGCGTATTGTTTATCTATTAATTAAAATCATTAATATTGTATCGTTAATATTAATACATTAAGTTATGGCTTGCAATAAGAAAAAGAAAATGGCTAATGGAGGCAAGGTCTCCGAGAAAAAGAAACCTCAACTGAAATGTGGAGGCAAGGTTAAGAAAAAGAAGTAATAACCGGAGGGGTATATCCCCTCCTCAGTATTTAGCATGTAAACTACCCATAGGCTAAAGACCTATGAGCTTTAAACCTAAGCAGAAGTATGCAGAGCGCAAGACAACATACCCGATTTTTCAGGCTGGTTTACTACAGCCCCAAGCAGAGCGATATTCTTTGCGGCATTGATGTCCGCATCCATATCGCAACCGCAATGATTGCACTTGAAAGACTTGTTGCTTCTTATACCGATATGGTGGCATTTGTGACAAGTCTGAGAAGTATATTCCGGTTGAACTACAATCAACTTCACACCGGAAAGTCTGCACTTGTAAGCAAGGAATTCCCTAAGCTGGCTGAAATTCCAAGAGTTGAGTTTTGTCCTGAAGGTCTTGTTTCTCCGTTTGGATGTCCGGCGGATATGCTTCAAGTCCTCAATGGCTATGCCAACGCCTCTTTGCTTGGCTTCGGCAACAATACGCTTGGAAATAGTGTGGTTGATTATCGTTGCGGTAGTTCTTTCTCTCCCTTTAAGCCGTTTCAAGAGTCTGGCACATCCACGCTTGCACTGCCTTGTTCTGCCTCTTGTGCCTTTGGATTGAATGGAACCACGTATCATTCTTTGTCTTTCCCTGTATCTGTTGAGTGTGTCAGAAGAATAGGTCTTACCTTCGGACGTGCTTACAATATCGGTTATTCCGAAATCAAGTCCGATGAACTCCTCAATGTCTTCCACATCTTCTTCCGGAACTTCAACCGTTTGGAAAAGGAAGAATTTGCCTTTTTTGGAAACAAGGTCAGCTTCCCCCTTGATGTATGGAAGATAGTTTGTGTTGTGGCATACAAACGGAATACGTTGTCTTTTCCCTATGGTCCAGATAGAAACCGCATTTTCGGAATAAGACAATATCCGGCTGTCGTAACTGATGCAGCCAAGTTCCCTGAAGTTCCGTTTGGATTTCTTGTCAAGCTTGTAAGCATCTGCCACCTTGCTGATACAGCGGACCACCATCTGTGCAGACAGATTAAAATCCTTTCTGATTTCATTGTAGCAATGATGATGTATATTGAATTGAGTAAAAACCTTATCCTTCCACACCATATCGGATATGCGGTTACACGCAGCATTCGCCTCCTTGATGGTATCAAGAAGCAGCCTGCTTTGAGTTTCGCTTGGAAGGAGTTTTATTTTCAATGTCAATTTCATGCCTCAAATGTAAATCATTTATTTGAAAAAGACAACAGTATTTTAGTATTAATTTTAAAGCGAGCAGGGCGCAATTCCTCCCACAAACTAAAGATTTGTGGGTTTCCTTGCACCATAAATATGAAAAATTCAGAATTTGTATCTAGGATCATAAATGACATGAACTCCATAAGCAAGGACGCTCATGTCAGTAGGAGATGGATATTATCCATAGGAAGACAAAAGGCAAGATCATATATAGCCCAGAAGTATGCTGATGGAACCTTGTTCGGCGAGGAATCACTGTATACTCATATCAATTGCATGGAGATGGAGAGGGTTCGGAAAATTGATTGTTGTTTTGATGAGTTTAAACTATGCAGGATACTTATGAGATCCAAGAAAAGATTGCCCGATATGATATATACCCGTATAGGTCCGGCTATCATCAAAGTATCAAACATCATGGATGATATTATATTTACCTCCATATCGTTAAGAAAATACGCTAACAACAAGGAACGTAAATACGGGAATATAGATCAATACTATTATTATGTCAATGATGGATATATCTATATACCAGATATTAACATAGAGGCTATAAATGTTGATCTTATAACTCTCGACAGAAAAGCGGCGTTAGAGCTAGGGGGATGTGGAGCTGAAAAAGATAAGCCATGTACATCTCAATGGGATTATGATTTCATATGCCCAGACAAGCTACTAGAATATGTTGTCTCAGAGACGTTAAGAGAGACGATAACCAAATTGCAGATCCCTACGGATGAGAACCCGGATATGGATATTAATAAGAAAACACAAAAAATTCAATAACATGAATCTAATAAGATCAATAATCAATTTCTTTGGTTTCAATGACGCCATAGTTGACGGTATAGGCGAAAGAGGGATGAGAGACAGCTCTATCATAAGATATAACGAGGTGCATGATATGTATGATAAGATTATAAAAGATCTAGGAGATATGTCAGCTTACGTATCCAAAGGTTATATCTATGATAAGATAAAGGAAAGAACAGGATTAAGTACCAGACATATTAGTGGGATATTGAATCATACTAGGAGGAAAGATCTTAGATTCATCTAATCGTAACAAAAAGGAGAGACTATATAAGCCTCTCCTTTTTTTATTGTCAACAAGATCCACTCCCTTGACCATCCTCATAATAAGCATAAGCTCCAGATGATATCCCGTAGTTGGTTGTTGTAGAATCAGAGAAAGTTCCTGATCCGGAAGGAATAGGGACTATTCTTGTCTCATACTCCCATTGACCATTCGTTTTTTTGTATCCTATAGTCATCCTAGACGTCTTTTCCGATCCACATGGATTATTATATTGTATGGTGTAATTTATCGTCCTCCCGCTTCCGCTAGACGTCGTTACACTAGCGCTCCATGTTTTGGGACAATCGCATTCCATAGCGTTGGCTTTTTCCTGTGCTAGTCTTTGTGCGTCAGCCTGTGCCGCGGCGGTAAGTGCGGCCTTATCACCGTTACACTCACACCAAAACTTATCAAATATTTCTTGAATAAGGATGAAATTATTATATTTGCGACATGAAAACAAAGTCATTTAAAATACTTGATCAATACTTTCTTCGATTCTATAGATCTATTATGTCTAAGAACGGGAAAAGGAGGAAGCATACGATCGTGGATAAGAATGATATCCTTGAGTGCCAGTCGTTGATCTGGAAAGTCATACGTGATAGGTATCTGGAGGATGAGGGAGGGGTTTATATAAACAACATCGGTTATCTATGTCATAAGATTAATCCTAACCGCAAGATATATCTGAATAAACTTACCGGTACTATTAATAGGCGTGGGACGGGTGGATATTCTTACGTCCATACGTGTATGGATTTTATGCCTAGGAATAAGTATTTTCATCTATATATCTCTCCGGCCTTGAATAAGGAATGTAGGTTGGCTATGGAATCAGGTAGGAGATATAAGTTCTTGTATCGGGAGGTTGAGTCGGAGAGTAAGGTATTTGGAGTTAAATGGGTTTATAAGCTGTAGAAGTTTTTGTGATCCAGTTAGCCCGTGAGGGTAGACTGGATTTTTTTTGTATCACGGATTCAAATACATATCTTTGTGCAAAAGACTTAAATATGACTATAAAAGGGCTATTGGCCGAGATCAAGGCCGATTTACATAAATACGATGATAGCGGGGCTATAGATACCTCGTCTGTTTATAGGTGGGCTGAGATCGCCTTGAAAAGGTTCGGGGGTGTTATAGCGGTCATGTCAGAGGCGGTTGTCAAGACCAGTAATAAACAGGCGGTATTGCCTTCCGATTTTTTCGACATGCTTGACGCCTATAGGTGTGAGCCTCTGGTTTGCGAGATACCGGGCGGCGACAAGGCTAAGGCTGACCTCCAACACGAGATCGGCTGGGTCGAGCGCACCGAGCGTGGGTTCCGTTGGAACTCCTGCACCGAGTGCTGTAAGGAGGAGTTTGAGAAGACGATCACGGAGAAGATATATATAGGGTCTCACGAGGTTCGTTTCCATTATCATCATCCCGTAAGGTTATCTATAGGTCGTGGGTTGAGGCGTGATTGCGCCGCCGACAAGTATCGGGATAAGTACGATTGGGATAATTATGATATAACTATATCCGGCAATACTATGTATACAGGGTTTGATGGATTTATTTATATCATATATCGTGCTACGCCTAAGGATGATGACGGTCTTCCGTATATACCTGAAACGGCGTTAGGATACCTTGAGGATTATGTCGAGACGTATATCAAGATGAAGATCTTCGAGAATGCCGCTGTGAATGGCTTGATACAAGGCGCTGGTGATGCTTATAAATTATATGCTCAGCAGGAGCCGGGTAAGTTCGCTAGGGCCATGAAAGAGCTTAAGATGTCGATGATTACCTTGAATGATTATCGGGAACTGGCTGAGGATAACAGGAGAAGGATGTTATCTTATGAGCGTATGTGGCCCAACGCTTTCGATAAGTATATTAAAATGGTTTAACAAAATACGATGATATGGCTGATTGGATACATTTAGATAAGACAAGTGGTACCGGCCCTGCTGAGGTTAGGGTTACCGCTGATATCAATGAGACTGGAGAGATACGTCAGGCTACGTACAAAGTTATAAAAGAAGGCACCAAGGAGGAGAAGACGTTCGTGTGCAGGCAGGAGTCGGTCCCGGTGGTGATCATCCCGGAGTTCGATTACCTTGTGCTTAGGTATATCTGGGCTGACGAGGACGGCATTGACTTTGACACGGCTACCGGTTTCGATAACACCGGCCTCCCAGACGTTGACGGCAAGCTTGTTGGTTGGAGTAAACAGTACCAGACCACGCAGGAGCGGGTAGGTGATTATCTTATCCACGGTGGTGATAACATGGAATCAGGTAATGAGGCCGCCTTGATCCAGATGGGACCGTTGTTGGATGGCGATAATTACGATAAATTACCTCTTGAGATCAGATGCAGTATATACGGTAACTGGTATGGTGGTCGTGAGAAAGGTGATGTCACTATCAGGTTCACGGCATATAAGGGCGGTTCTATGGAGAAACGTGGATATGATTTTGTCAATATCGGAGGCGAGGAGGTTTATACCGGTGACGCTCCCACTAACGTATCCGCTCATGGTGAGGATAATTGGCAAAATATAAAGACCTTGTATTCTAAGGTAGGCACGATGATCTACAACAAGGAGTCTCGTGACTGTATTGTAAGAATAGGTGAGTAATTATTCTTTTTCATAATACAAATATCTATCAGCTCTCTCGTCCGTGAGGATGGGGGAGTTTTTTTTGTTTTTTAGTCCTTTACTTATGACATATTTGATCTTTTATTGCGTGGGAATAATCTAGCTTTGCCGAAAACTAGTATTATGGTCACATTGAATGATGTAAATAACGAACTCCATGTCCGGTTATATATACTGGAGGTACTTAAGGATTATATAAGAGATGATGATTTCGATGGTCTTGTAGATAAGGCGTTGGATTTTGTCATGGAAGGCGTTTCTATGCCTAAGGCTCCGACCAAGGATACCACCATGAGTGACATATCAAAGAGCGTTTTGGCCTTGGTAGCGGGTGCTGGATTAGATGAGAGGTTAAGCAAAAGCTCTTTAGAGTTAGCTTATGACAGATGTAAGATGAGGTACGTATTCGATCCTCGAAATCGGGATATACACGGTGTAGTCGTAGGTTATTCCAATGACTTTAATAGTCTGGTAGCTGTGTGTGATGAGGGATCGAAGAAAGGAGTGGACAAAGGATCTACTGATTTTGTGGATGTCAATGAGAGATACGTGACTAACGGTTTCTTTTACATATCTGTAGAGGATGCCGATAAGCAATCGAACTACATGGGTGGAAATTCGTAATTATTATGTTTTTGTGCTTTACCACGAGACGTTTTAAGTGTTTAGTCTTCCTCCTGACTTGTGAAAGTTAGGAGGATTTTTTTTATATTCGCGTGATTTGAATGTTTTAGCATAATACGTACAGTTTTTGTTAAGATCCGGCGTGTAAGTGATTATCCGCCGGATTTGTTATCTTTGCGAAAAACATAACATCGTGCAGAACAATTCTAACATAGCGGTTCCCGACTCCGGGATGAATAGGGATAAGCATCCACAGGATCTATCCCCGTCTGAATATAGTTTCGCCTTGAACGCCACCATAGAGGGTGACGATGGAAGCCAGCTTAAGATCCAGAACGAGCCTAGTACCCTTTTATGTAAGCGATTCGATGGCTATAAGGTTATTGGGTATAAGAATGATATAGCTGGTGATAACACTTATTTCTTTCTATCTAATCCGGATGATAATACGTCTAAGATCACGTTCATGCGGTCATTGGATTATATCAAGACCGTGGAGGATCAATTGGCTGGATCGGGAAAGGACATCCATCGTATCCTTGGCGAGAGGCTTGAGGAGTCGGATGGTCGTTTTGATGAGATATGTGATTTGATGGAGGTCCTGATAGAGGACGGGGTTGATGACCCTTGTCTTAATTTCTCCATTCATCATCCGATCTTCGATATAGAGATCAAGGACGAGAAATGCGGGAAGGTGATATACTGGACCGATGGATATAATCCCCAGCGATATGTTATGGTCGATAAGGCTCTTAATCCGGATGATGATGGTGATTTTTGGTATCATTACCATGGGTATAAGACATGTGGGGATGACAAGCCAATAGAGAGGTGTAGGCTGGCCTGCGAGAAGCTGCTGGTGTTCCCGTTGCTGACGGCCCCGTGCGTGGAGCCTGAGGTCGTGGAGTTCGGGGGGAGCTTGCGTGCCGGGACCTACCAGTTCTGCGTGGCGTTGTGCGATGAGTTCGGGATAGAGAAGACCGGATATTGCTCATTGACCAACCCAATCATGTTATTCGACCGTCAAGATATGGTTATCCGTGATGGTTTATGGGGTAAGTCAACCAATATGGGTATCCGCCTTACTGTATCCAATATAGACAAGCAGGTATCTCATTATAAGATAGGTGTTATACAGAACACGGTTGGGTTTAATGGTGAGCAAAGCCCGGTTCTTGAGTATTTCATAGAAGGTATACATCCGATAACGGAAAGGACTATCTATTATCTTACGGATCAGTATAGCGAGCGTACGACCATGGAGAAGTTATCCAAGGAAATACCGGTATATAAGACAGCCAGAGGCATGACGTCTGTCGGGAATCGTCTTCTTCAATACGGCTTGACCGTGGAGAACGAATGGAATCTTCAACCGGTCGTTAACTTCTTGGGTCATTTCGTTAAATGGCAGACATCTATAGCCACGGAGAATTTGTATAAAGACGGTGTGGCTTGCTCTAAATACGCCTCTTTCATGCGTGACGAGGTATATCCGTTGGGTATAAGGTTCTTTACCAATACAGGATACAGGACAGCTAGATTCCCGCTTATCCCTCGTCCGGCCACAAGGGAGGAGATGGGGGTTATCGTTGATGAGGACGGTAACTCTGACGACCTGTCGGCTGCGTCGGTGCTGGAGAACAACCCGCAGTGCGCCGGGAACAGCCGCCGTCATCTTTGGCAGTTTAAGAATACGGCAAAGATCATAAACGACCCGTCTTGGGGATTTGATGATTTTGGAGGAGAATGCAAGAATCAGCTAGATGTCAAGCAACTCAGATATGTAGAGCAGGAATATGCCACGGTAGGAGAGACCCAATTCGTTATCAATACGATGGGGGAAGATGTTACGGTAGATGATGCTATTGATTATATCGCTGATAATATAGAGAACCTGTGTGATATCATAGAATCTAATGTAGGTATTACTGACGAGTTATGCGCTGCTATATCATTGCCAGAGGATCAAGACGGTATAAAGGCTCCCGATTTCCCTAGTGGATGTGATGATATCGAGAGGATAGAGACCAGGACTATATTGGATAAAAACTCTTTGGTGGATTCTAGGATTGATTTTACGTATAAGCTGGCTAGTGATTATACGGAGACCGAGCCTACCACCTTAATACAAAGTAACGCCGAGTCACAAAGGAAATTCTCTGTATTGTGTGATTTCGATAATTATTCCAGTGGAGGTAAGAATATCATAGATCTGGTTCAGGAATGGCTGGATGGTCAGGATGAGGATAAATTCCCGTCTGATATAGACTCCTCCGCTTTGGTCTTGTGTCAGGATATGTCTAATGTCCGGCAGTTATATGATGAGGGTATATGTACTAATGGGTGCTCGGTAGGTGATCCTCATGTGAATCCTACTATTGACGATGTTCAACTTCCTACATTCCAAGGGGGTAGGTCATTGGGTAAGTGCACATATTTGTATCAATATCCCGGATGGGAAGGAAAGAAGCATACGGAGACGATGCTTGATCAGTTAATGGATACGATGGAGGCTTATTTTCCCCAATATGAGAGTCAGTTTGGTATCGAGAACGCCATGTGTCTTTTTGGCGATGGTGATAATTCTAAGTTTAATACCGGTATAACTACTGACTGGGAAGGTCGTGTGTCTGTGCAGAATGATATTGACGCCAAGACCAATTGGTTCGGTAGAAGCAACTTGACTTATTTCAAGTTCTATCCACATGTATCCTCATACGCCAGATGGGTGGAGTTGGATTACGAGAAATACATAAGTGGTTTATCCGATCCTGATAACGGTATTATGTATATAGAGATGATGGGTAACTATAATTATCCGATCGGCGACTCATCATCATACAATAAGGTTCGTATAACGTTTTTCTCGGACAAGGAAGGTACCGTGGCTCCTAATCCTTTGGCTAATGATGCCAAGAAAGGTGTTATAGTGAATTACGTGGATCATAAGATATTTATGATGCCAAAGTACTTGTTCTGGAATGATGACAAGACTACTTTCCATAAGATATATGTTTGCATCGAGCCTGCGGTATGCGTGTTCTTCACCGGTTTCGCCATGAGGCAGGACATGAAGGAGCTTGCCGGATTCTATACGGCCGGCACCGCCATCTTCCCCGCCCCGTTCTGTTTTGGCATTCGGCCGCTGGAGGTGAAATACGTGTTCTTCTTCACGAAAGAATTGAAATTAAGGAGATTTGTTACCTATGAGGCGAAATGTGTCTCATGTGGAGATAAACCCGCTGACTGCGCTCCCAGACCATATCAGTATGGTGATTTCGGATATTGGGAGTCTACTAATAAGTACCCGGCTAATTTTGAGTTGTATGATTCAAGTAAGATCGGGATATCATCGGGAGGATCAAAGAGGAAGGACATAATAGATTCTTTGACGAAATACTATGGGTCTCCTAAATCAGTTGGGGGTAAGTCTTATTTCACCGGTAATGGGGGTAACGCTGAGTACCCCAATACGTCAACCACGTTTTGTCAGAAACCTATACGTCATTACAAGTTTCCGGATAACTCTGTCGCTCCTTTTATGGGTAATCCGTCTCAACTGACCGGTCAATATGGAGTTGACTCCTATATTTATCCTATGGGGGTGATGCTTGATGACGATATCGTTAATGAGTTTCTGGATATAGCGGTAGAGAACGGTCTTATAGATAAGGCTAGAAGAGATTCTATAATAGGATATGAGTTGTATAGGGGCGATAGGACGTTGGATAAGAGCGTTATCGGGACCGGTCTGGCTTATGATATGTTTAAGTACGATGATCCCGACGGATCGGCTAACCTTTATCCTAATTACCCTTACAACGATTTGTCTGATGATATGTATATCTATAAGGATATTAATCGTGAGAAATTTATAACGCATCCGTTTAACAGGAAGGGTAATATCTGGTATTCATTCTTAAGTCCTGATATTGCCTTTAACAAGCCTGACGCTCCCACCGAGTGCCTTGTTGATGGTTATCAATTAGGTAAATCCTCAGGTATATTCAGGGAGGTGGAGGATCACCCTAAATGGACGATATTAGGGAGTAAGGCTTACAGTATGGCAACATCATTGGCTACGGTGGAGGCTATGGCTAATTTAATATCCGCTATAGCTGAGTATACATATCAGTCGGCTTCACAGCAATATGTCGGTGGAGGTGTGTTCTTTTTAGCCAACCCTGTCGGCATAGCGCTGACGGCTATCCGTCTGGCTACAGGTATCGCCAAGGCCACAGCCCAGTCCGTGGTGGATATAGGCAAGTATAGGTATCAGTGGTTAACGGCATTGATAGATAGGGGACCTAGACGGAACTATGCTTATTACTATACTTCTGTCGCTCATTATAATTTATTTTACCAAAAAATAGGGGAGTCAGAGTTACGTGGATTGTCAACGGCTAAATATATCAAGAGCGGGTTATATCCGGTAACAGATATCTCTTCGCAAGGGGAGACCGTAGGCGGTAAGCCTATTATCATAAACAACCTCGATCGTGAGCATTCATTGTTCATGTCATTTGGTATGGATAAGTATATGCTTGAATATCCGGAGTTGGTTTCAAGTTACGATACCAGCCGTATTCAGGATGAGTGTAATATTCGTAACGATGAGGTGGCTGGTATGACGCCTCATTTTATGACACGTGAATCTTTCGTATCCTGCCCCTATATGAGGATAAAGAAATATTCTCCGGCTCAATACGGGCAGATAGAGGATATCAGGTGGGTATCGTTAGGTGGTTGCGGGTTGATGGATAAGGATAAGCGTAAACCTGTTTTTGGAGGTGATGTATTTATATCAAGATTCTCGCTTAAGAGGAAGATGCCTATGTTTTATTTGACTCAGTTTGGTCAGGGGGACATGATACCATTCCCTTATTACGATTATCGAAACATCGGGTATCCCCGTTATTTCGTCAATTACGATACTGGGGAGGATTATCTTAACAAGACCGATACGGATACCGGATCGCTATACTCTTTCCCTAGCCGGAAGAGCGCTTATGAGATGGTTTGCAAGACCGGAGATATGTATCTTAGCGGTCGTTTCTTCCTATATTTCTATGGCATACCTCAGTTTCTTGTGGAGTCTGAGATCAATTGCAATTTCCGTATAGCCGGTCCTGAGCCTTACGAGGGGTTCTATCCGGAGGTGGGGGATTATATATCATGGACTCAGGAGCGTAATGTCCCTATATCAAGGGGTAATGTGTTTAAGATGAGTCCTGTGTATAAGAATCGATTTACGTTAGGTGGCAGGTCATTACCAGAGACGTATGATAGCAATTTTTGGGACTGCGCTTACCAAAGACCCAACGGCGTCATATGGAGCACCGCCGACGTGTCGGAGAACGGCATGACCGATCCTTGGCTGTCGTACAAGCCTATGGATTACCATGAGTTCAAGACCTCGTTCGGAAAGCTTATAAGCATGAAGGGAATAGAGTCGGATCAAATACTAGCTCGCTTCGAGAATCAGGTAGGACTATATAACGCTATAGACGTGCTGGCAGAAAGAATATCCCCGGAGAATAGCGAGCTAGGGACAGGTGGGCTTTTCGCCTCTCGTGGCATTGAGTATAATAATACGACGTTAGGATATTCCGGGACCCAGAGTCGGGATATGATCAGTTGCGAGTTTGGGCATTTTTGGGTCGATTTAAGGCGTGGTCAGGTGTTTAAGGTAGATTCTAATGGTAGGAATCTTACGGAGGTCACACCGGGGCTTAGAAACTGGTTTAAGGAGCATCTTCAGATGAAGATCATCCGTAGCCGGATATATAACGCTGATACGGACGCTGAGTTGTCTTATTATGATATCGATAACAAGTTCTTTGGTATAGGGCTATCCATGGGCTGGGATAATCGGTTCAAGAGGGTTCTAATAACCAAGAAAGATTATATACCGGTAGGGAATCCGAGCGAGTACCAATTCCGTGGCGGCCGGTTCTACAGGAACGGACAGGCGGTGGAGTTGCAGGACGCCAGCCATTTCACGGACGTCTCGTTCACCGTTGGATATAACTGCCTGAAGGGTGAGTGGAAATCATATTTATCCTACACCCCTGATTATTATATCGAGCACCAGCATTATTTCCAGTCCGGAAAGAACTACTCAAGTGAAAGTCAGGAGATAGGTTTATGGTCTCATGGTTTGACCAACCAATCGTATCAAGTATTTTATGGTAAGCTATATCCGTTTGTTATAGAGGTTCCGGTACGTGAGCAGTACGTGAATAAGATCCTCACCAACTACCAATATCGGATGGATGCCAGAAGATATCAGGATGAGGTTAATTACCAAATCCTTAGGACTACTGGATTTAATAAGGCATGGTTTTATAATGATACCAACAACAGCGGTGAGCTTCGGATGGTTATCGCCGACAAGAACGATATGAGCCAGCGGTTAAGGTATCCTATAACCAATGATGATAGCCGTGAGATACTGGTGACGGAGGTTGATCAGAAGATAAATATAAATGACTATTTTAACGAGGTCAAAGACGATACGAACAATCTTCCGATATGGGTTAAGGATGTGAATGACATTGGCCGGGAGATCGACCCCAGGGCTGTCGATTATCATCGGAGGTGGCGTGATCGTCTTCGTGGCGATTGGTTCTTGGCTAGGTTCGTGAATGACATTGAGAGTCGGTTCAAGATGATAGTACGTTGGTTTAGCAACGATGAGAAAGTTTATTGAGGTGATTATATACCTTTAAATATTTGATGTTATGGCAGCAGGGAAAACTAGCAGTAAAAAGAAGGGCAAATGCCCGAAATCAGGATGTATCAAGAAAGTAGGGAGTGATTGGCGAGTGGTCAGTAACAAGACCGGTAAATTATGGCCGGCTAAGTACAAGTCTAAGGAGAAAGCTAAAGGAGCCTTGGCTGCTTATCACATGCATTAGCGTATAAACGGGTACATGATTTATTATGTGCCCGTTTCGTGTTCTTAGGTTTATGAGATTATAGTTATCTTTGTGAAAAATGTAGTATATGTCTAAGAAGAATAAACCGGAGGAAATCCCATCGTGGATAAAGGATTTATATAAGGAGGATCTTGATCGTGTCGTAAGAGGCGAGCGTCCTATGTATTTCAGGGGTATGGATGATAGTCCTTCGAGAAACGTGTCCCCGGAGTTTGATATCCTTAGCGGAGGAGCCGCAGTTAAAGGCATGAATGGGATAAGAGGTGCGTTGTCCCCGTTGAATAATGGCATGGGTAATTATAATTTCAGTATCAGGGGTATAAATAAGAAGATAGGTGAGTTGGTTGATGAGGCGGGGCTATATTTACCTGAGAAATTAAGACCTGTATATCGGACTGTGGTGGATGCTATGTCGAGTTCCAAGGATAAGGGGTTGGGTCATATCACGCAGCCGTTGGCCAACGCCCTGTACCCAGCGGGCGAGCGACGGGACCGGCGTCTGGACGGGGAGCACCCCGTTAGTTATGTGGATGCCATAGACGGCATATGGCCCATGGAGAAATATGGGCTATGGGGAGAGAAAATTGAGCGGAAAGCCGAAGGAGGTCCTACTGGTAATGATCCTATGTATGTAAGACAAGATGTATCTGATAGAGCTTCGTATTTAAAAGACATCATAGGTAACGCCATAAGAAGGAGGTTGTACGAGAATGTCACCCCTGATGTGGTAGCCTCAAATGCTAGCCTTCCTGACAAGGTCAATGAGTTTATATATGGCAGAAACGGGAAGGCTAACGTTGATGAATATAGCGATCAACTATGGGCGAGATTTTTATCTCAACCTAATAATCTAGATGGCAATAATAAGGAGATACGGATTCCTGATAATGTCATTACTGATATTGAGAAGATGTTCAATCGTGACACTAAGGATGAGATAAAGAGGTTAGATAAGAAAATACATGATACGGAGCAAGAAATATATGGCTCTGATAAGCCGGCTACAGATGATGCTTATGGTAGGCTGAAGCTTTTGAAAAAGTCTAGAGAATGGGTAGATGTTTTTGAGAAGAATCGTAATTCGGTAAGATCTGGAAAGCCTACGGTTTTTTCTGAATATGATTTTTATCCTGAGGCCGCTGGTGATCTTACCCCGTTATCAGGGTTTGGCAATTTTACAATTTATAGGCGTCCGGATGGGAGGTTAGGTGTTTACGACGTGTATGATTTTTATAGCGATGATCAAGAGTTTCCTGTCAATATAGCTACCAAGACGCTGGATGCTATAGGTAATAAGTTTGATGAGAGAGGTTCGTTTAAGGATTATAGTCCTCTCATGGAAAGCGGCAAAGACGCCCTTATCCGTAACGCTATTATGTCTAAGAATAAGTTAGAGAATAAGGAAGATGGAGGACCGGTTGATACAAGGCGAGATTATGGGTCTGGTAAATATGTTATTGATCCAAACAGATCAGAGGATAATAAGATGGCTGTGTATGATGAGATATGGGATTATCTTACCGATAAGAAGGGGATACCACAAACACAAGCTATCGGTATCCTGTCGAACATCGCCGCCGAGTCCGGAGGGGACACCGAAGCCCTAGGAGCCGCCGGTGATTTTGGCATCCAACAATGGCTTGGTCCGAGGAAGAAGGAGCTACAGCGCAGGTATGGGAAGAAACCGACATTAACCCAACAACTGGATTATCTCGTGGATGAGTATCAAGGCAAGGTTCCGGGGTTAGGTTGGAACTATATCAATCAAGGCAAGTTCTTTGACAAGGACGCTCAAGGTAATGTATATAATTACTATATGTATTCTAAATCGGATTTCGATAACGCCGTCAACTACAAGGACGCTACCGTGGCATGGAATCAAGGATACGGTAGGCCTCTTGGATCGACCTTAAGAAATGAGAAGAGATTTGAGTTCGCTGATATGTTCGCTAATAGGTATGGTGTCCCGGAGACCGAGCCAATGAAATACGAGTTCGGGCAGCGGGATTCGGGCACGGGGGACGGAGGTCAGCGGCCCGTACCTGAGACGGTAGCCCCTGCCGATCCTTCCTTGGCTTCCCGCTCTTCCATGGATAGCTGGTGGGAGAAGGAAGGTCAAGACCTGTTATATAAGATGCTAGCTCAATCCGGCGCTAACAAGAAAGCTATAGAGGACATCGCTAATAATATTAAGAATGATCCTCAATCGGAGGCGCAGATAGCGGAGGCCGAGCGTATGCGTAAGGAACAGGCGAAAAGGCAGTTGGTGCTTAATATGATACCGGGGTTAAGTCTTAACATAAAAGGTATGAGTAGAACTCGAAATTAATACTACATTTGTGAAATTATTAAATGTTTTAGATATGAAAAGATTGTTGTTTTTATTTGCTATGTTATTGACGCCGTTCGCTTTGATGGCGCAAGAGGTAATCCCATCAGAAGGGACTATCACCATTGATCTAACTACCTTTACCGGCATCATGGCTTTTGTCACGATGTCAGCTACCCAACTAGCCAAGGTAGTGCCGTATATTGACACCCATAAGTGGGCTAAAGTCCTATCCGCCGTAGTCATAGGTATGCTGGTTTGTATATTAGCGTGGCTACTAAAGGTGTCTCCATTGCTTATAGGGAGTGAATGGTGGGAGGCTCTATTATATGGAGTGGCTGTAGGTCTCAGTTCTGCTGGTTTCTATGATTTGGTTAAGGCTATAGGATCATTATTCATAAAAAGAATTTAATTCTGTACATAATAATAGCATTTGCTGAGAGACTCATCGTTGTGAAATGATGAGTCTCTGTTTTTTTAAATTATCTTTGTGTCAGAACGAAATTAATTAGACATGAGCAAATACGTAATCAAGAGGAAGATACCTAAATATCAAGAGGCCGGGGAAGTCGGGTCGTATATGCTTGGTAATATGGACGGTATACAAGGGTTAGGTATAGAACCTTTGGTGAATACCAACCAAGGATTACCCGCGCCGGTCAATCCGCTAGGGATATATTCTTTGGATGCTCCAGATCAGTTGAGGACTAAATATGCTAATGCTTTTGATCAGGATAATGTGTTTCCGGCTAGCTTCAAGGGTAGTTTGCAACGTATAGCTGAGAATTATCAGGACAATGGTATTACGCTTAATAACATAACTGTTAACGATGTTGATAAGTCTAAGACCGGTTCAGGCGAGACGGATGTTTTTGATTTTACTACCATCCCTTACTATGGCGCTGATGATATAGGGTCTAGATTCACTCAGATGGGTCGTGGTATAGGGCGTATGAGAAGCGAGGGATATGGAGATTTATCCACCGGGGCTAAAACAGCTAATACGATAACCGCCATAGCCTCAGGAATTAGTGGTATCATGGGGTTGGCTCGTAACGTGGTTTCCGGGATAGCGTCAGAGAAAGGTACTCGTACCAATATAAGGTTGGCTCAGGAACGTGAGGCCAGACAAAGAAGGCAATCCCAGATGCAGTACAAGGATGGTGGGGGTGTTTATCTAGGACCTAATAATAGGTTCGATAGCGGAAGCCTTACCGGTGAGTACCTGTATCCGTTACCTAAGTCGATGGAAGATCAAGCCAACGTGGAGGTCGAGAAGGGTGAGTACGTGACGCAGCCCGGAGAGGCGCCGATGGAGGCTATGGGGCAGAAGCACGCCGATGGTGGAACCCCCGTTTCCTTGGAGCAGGGAACGAAGGTTATTACCGACGACACAACCATAGAGCCGGACTTCGCTAAATACATTAGGGATACGTATGGTATTAAGGCTACACCAAAGGATACGTACGCTACGTTAATGGATAGATATAAGGTTAAGATCGGTCTTAAATCAGCTTACGATGATCAGAAAAAGGCGCTGGAGAAGCTGAAGAAGAACGATAAGATAGATGACGAGAATACGAGGCGTTTAAACGCCTCCGTATTATCTAAGGCTATAAATGATAGCAACGATACCGTTAATGGATTAGAGGGAAGATTTACGGACTTCGCTAATGTCATATACAAAGAGCAGGAAGACCGGAAGATGAAGAAGGATGAGGATACGTATTTCGCTAAGGGTGGTGAGATAGATAACATCATATCCAGATCCATGAAAGAATACGGTCTTACGGAGGAGGATATAGCCGATGCTAAGAAAGAATTGCTTAAGAAAGTGGCTGGTATTCGTCAGAAGATGGAGAAAGGTGGTAGTTCTTTATTCGATTACCTACTTACTTTCCGTCCCGTAGAGAACAAGTACAATAATAAGGATAACACGTTTGGGTATCAGCGTCAGGGTCAGGATGGCTCTTATGGCGGTATTAATACCGATGAGAGACTGGAGTATTATAAGACGTTCATGCCTTTGGCTTATGATGCTTATATGAGCGCTCCGAAGGCTACTGCCGCCAAGGCTCTTCAGGATGCTATATACAGCACTACTGGTGGGTGGATGGGCTTGGCCACGGCGGAGAACCCGATCATCGCCAACGCAGAGGCGCTTCGGGATTATACGGCACTCGTTTCCTTTGGAGGCGAGGATAGCCAAGGTAATTACCCGGAAGATAAGAAAGCCTCATATCATGATAGGATGAGAGACAATAAGTTTGGTCAATATTCCTCATCTCGTCCTATGATCGGTCTGGATGTTGTTACAGAGGAACAGCATAAAGCTCTTAACGACGCTGGTATCACTCATTTTAGCCAACTATTCTCTGACAAGAACAAGGATGTCGTTAATAAGATACTTGGCGAGGATATGCTTAAGATGCAGGCATTGAGATCCATGAAAGGAATGGAAGGTCTTGATTTTATACTTGACCCTCATAAGGTGGCTCCAGGTCCTATGGATATAGGTGATGTGGAGGAACCTGATGTTAAACTGGATATGCCTGAGCTGATTGATCCCAATACACTCCCTAAGACCAATACAAATGCCGGTAAGTCGAACAGCGGCAATGGAGGCAGGAATATAGTGGGTGGCGGTCTTGACTTCCCCGAGGTATTTAGGATGACCCCTGGAGCCGTGACAACGGAAGGTCTGGAAAGGCATTACGCTCCTACCGTGGATCCGGTGTTGAGATCGGCTGATCAGTATATGGTTGAGACCAATCGTGCTTTCCAATCACAATTGGATCAGATGGGTAATGTCCCGGATTCCCAGAGAGGGGCTTTATCATCCAACTTACAGGCTATCATGAGTTCCAATATAGGTAGATACATTAATGAGGTAGAACAAGGGAACGTGGCTCAAAGGGCTTGGGCTGATAATGTAAACGCCCGTACTTGGGCTGATACGTATGATAAGAATATAGCCCAACGTCAAGCTTACCAGCAACGGATATTGCAGGGATTGGCTATAAATGACGAGAACTGGGCTAGGTATTTCGATAGCGTAAATGACGAGATCCAGCAGAAGTGGAATACGGCTACGACCATGAATACATTAAGGTCTATATTCGGGGATGTCAAGATCGGCCCTAATGGACAGTTGATCGCTGATCCTCAAGGAGATATATTGAGTTATAGGAGATTATATCCTGCTCAGGAAGTAACTAAAGGCAAGAAAGGATAAAGGATGGCTTCACAATATAGTATATTAAGGAATTACGGCAAGTATGTATCGCCCTACAACATGGATGTCATGATGCAGGGGATGGGGTACATGCAGCAGAAGATAGATACCAATCGGCAGGCTATAAACGAGTATGCTGATTATATTATCAATTCTGACATTATAAAACCTCAGGATAGGGAATATCTTCAGAATAGGTTAAATGGGCTGATACAGGACGTGAATAACGTGTATCGTAAATCTAATTTGGCTTCCGACGGTATAGCCAGAAGCATACAGGCTCGTCTTGGAGAAGCTCTGGATACCCGTGTGTTGAATGCTATTGCCGGTACTAGGGAGATCCGGGCTTTTAGCGAGAAGATGGAGGATATGAAGCTGAACAATCCCAAGATGTATAGTCCTATAAACGAGGCTGAGGCTTTTGCGGATGCCGTGGCTTGGATGAATGACGGTCAGGTAGGGACACGTCTTAATCCTATACATTATACCCCTTATACGGATTACCACGCTGAGATTGATGAGAAGATGAAGAATTTCATCTCCCTTAACAAGGGGAAGAAAGTCAATGTACCGGTGACTGATGCCAATGGCAACAGGACGGGCGAGATGCGTGAGATGTATATAGATGAGATGAGTTACGCTCAGGTCAGGGATATAGCCATGGCTTCTATATCTGAGAACGGTAAGGCTCAGATGCAATTAGAGGGAAGATATATGGCTAGAACGAATCCTGACTTATTTAATGTTCAAAGCACCTCAGATTTCCTTAAAGGGTATATTGATGATTTCAGTGTCAAGGAAGAATCCATACGAGCCAAGCTAAAGGGCGTTGGCAATGACAAGGCCAAGAGGGCTAAGTTGGAGTCGGAGCTGGCGGATATTATCAAGCAGAGAAATGATTTCGTGGAGGAGGCCGAGGGCGTTATCGGTAGCAACTACAGCCTGGAGCGAGCCGGCATGTTCATGGTACGACAGCAGTTCCTTCGTGGCGTCGGGCTGAGATGGTCTTATAATAACTCATACGAGACGTTGGGTGTTGATGATTATTATTTCAAGGCTAATCAGCAGATGATGGAGAGAGCTAAGTTTAATGAGACAAAAAGGCATAATCTAGCCATGGAGAAAGCAGCGTTGATGAGAGCCAGCAAATCGGGTAAGTCGGAGAATGGAGGTGGCGGAGGTGATGACACGACCGGGCCTACCGTGGTTACCAAGAGCGCAAACCTTGACGATGTGAGCATAAGCGATGAGTTCATGAACGGGTTCATAGCCAACGAGAAGGCGGTAACTACCGGCATGAGTAATTTTGTTAAGTCACTGTCAGATGACGCTAGAAGGAAGATCGACGCATGGGCGTCTGATCCTGAGAATAGTAACGTGGTCAAGGATATGGATAACGATCAGGTTATCATGGCTTATTTCAAGGCTAATGGAGGGTCAAGGAATGAGCTACTTGATTACAATGGTCAGGATAGTTACCTGAAGCTTCTTGGGTTAAATACCCAAAGAGGGAAGTATAATAAGATCAATGATGGATTTAATAAGGCGGAGAACGCTGTTTTGGATGGCGTTGACGCTATAGTCGAGAAAGAGGCTAAATCTTTTGGTGGATCAGGCATAGATGTTAGTTACGGATTTGGGACATTTAATCTTGAAGATATCAACAGCAATGGTGATAAGGTTTTTGATATAGATGGGATAAATGACATAACATTAAATGATTGGGCTAAATTATCGGCATATAGCTCTATTCTTAGTAATAGTGTTAAAATGACCGATCTTATTCATGCAGCCACTCCTGGTGTCCATAACCCTATTGTTTTAGGGGATGTCAATTCTGGAGAGGCGGCTGTATTGGTGAATAGGATAAATGATTTGATGGGTACGTCATTGACATTGGATGATATTAATTTATTATCTCTTATTCCTATGGATGTTTCTGATGACGGTAATATGATAAAGGTGCTGACTGATGGGCTGTCTGATGGCAATAAAAGGAATGTGGCCGTAGCTAAGGCCATGTATGACGAAATGCAGAAAGAACAATACGATGTGTTTAGGCGCAAATGGAGTCGTGGCGATCTGGGAAGGTTGGCTGATGACGCCAAGCGAGCCGGCGAGGATTACTTGAGACAATATCGTCATGAGTACGCCGAGCGTGAGTATATCTTCTCCGGCGATTATCCGTCTAAAAGCCAAGCCGAGTATGATTATATAAAGATTAGTGACCTGTTCACCCGTGGTGGCGGTTTTATCCCCAAGGATAAGGATAATGCCAATACGAAGATAACGTTTACCATATCCCCTATAGGTGATGGTAATTATCAGATCATTGGCAATAATGGAGGTGATGGTCGATCTGTTGTTGAGGTAAGCGAGGCTGATCTGGCTGCGAATGGACTTACTTTCTACAAAGAGGATGTAAGCATCCCGTCCGAGACCTATGATTCCGGTGTCGTACCCATATCTTTCGCCAGCTCAAGCAACAACGCTTATGGGAAGATGGCTAAGTCATTGTTGGTAGCTCCATTCGCTTACGCTAGCGGGGCCAAGGACACGGTAATGCCTTATATAGATATGTTTACGAATATAAATGACGGTAATATCAGGAAGAATCAGATGATGATCGCTACTGACGTGTTGTTCGATAACGCTTCTATGTACGAGTTAAGGGCTTCCGGATATAAGTATAATAATGGTTCTTCTGGGATAAATGTTGATATATATAGCAAAGGAGGGGCTAGAGAGGGTAATACCCCGTTGTATTCAATTGATCTGGATGGCGTTAACTATGCTGATGAGGTAGCAAGGAAGATCGACTTCTGCCCGCAGTATTATTTGGTCATGGCATGGCAACAGATACTTAGCAAGGAGAATGAGGTGTATTGGAGGAGCGAGGGAAGATCTACTACTGATGATTTCGAGAGCTTCATCTCGCCCATAGCTGATATGATTGATCAGGAGATAAGAAACAGGAATAACGGAAATAGTGGAAATAATGGAAACAATGGAAATCTATAATAATACCTCTAACGGAAAGGATCTTGCCGAGAAGTACAGATATCCTACCATAAACGTAGATAATATAAAGGCTATTGGTACGGATCCCTATGATATACCGGATCGTGACCTGCCTCCGGTATTGGATCCGTATTCCGCTTCCGAGAGATCAAAGTCCCAGATACCGTCATTGTCGGAGAGGATCAAGAATACTGTTAAGACAAATTATTATGATGATATGAAACATATGTCCCCATTAGGATATATGGCTTCTGATCAAAGCTATAAGGGCAGGTTTAATCTTACTGGTCCGGAGATATCGTTGGAGGATTCAAGGTATCGACTTAGTAGCGGTACTTGGATACCTAAATACGAGTCTTATATCCCCGGTGTAGATAATGACACACGTTTATCTAGGAGTCAAGGTAGGACTGAAAAATGGATGAGAGGTTTGGGGAAATTTGTAGGTAAGACTGCCCTATACGGATTAGGCGGCGTTATCCAGCCTTTTTATGGTATTTACGCCGGTGTATCCAGAGGTAATTTTAACGCTGTTTTTGATAACGATTTCACGAGATGGTTGGATGATCAGGACAAGAAGATGGATTACGGTCTTGCTCATTATTACAATCGTGAGGAGCGGGATATGAATTTCCTTCAAAGCATGACCACGGCTAATTTCTGGTCTAACGATTTTTTATCCGGTCTTGCTTTTACCGCTGGAGCCATGTTATCGTCAGCCGTATATTCCGGCGCTGGATTGATGAACTTAGCTCGTACGGGAGCTAGGGCGGGCGTGGCTTTGGCTAGGATAGGCAAAGCGGCTTCGGATACCAAGAAAGCGTTCGGCGTCTACCTTAGGGCCGCCCGTACGGGACGGAGGATAGGCAAGGGACTGGACACCCTCGCTTTCCTTGGCACATCTACCTCGTGGGAGGCGTCTGTCGAGGCCAGAAGCATGCTGATGGAGGCTGAGGAGAATTTCAGGCAGTCTTACCGTAACGCTTATGGAAGGGAAGTCCCATATGAGGAGCTTATGAAGTTCAGGGCTGACAATGCCAATGCCGCTAATGCTGTATTCGCCGCCAACGTCGGCATATTGTCATTATCCAATATAGCTATGTTCGGTGATATGTTCGGCATGGATTTTGGCGTGGATAAGTTTATAAAACGCAATATATTTGGCGTAGGGGCTGAGAGGATGGATAATGGTATGTTAAGAGCCATAACACCAAAGAAATGGCAGAAGGTAGCTGGAAATACGTTCAATATCATCAAACGTCCGGTATCCGAGGGTCTGTATGAGGAAGGTCTTCAGGGAGTGGCTAGCAAGTCCGCCGAGGATTGGGTAGAATCAAGATACAATCCTATGGCTATCCGGCAGAATATAGGCTATATGGAGGCTATAAAGAACGGGTTCAAGGAAACATACGGGTCTAGTCAAGGCTGGAAGGAGATCGGCATCGGTATGATTATCGGATCGGTTATGGGTGGAAAGACCTTTGGAGGTATAAAGGAATGGAGCCAAGACATGTCCCGGAACAAGGAGATGGTGGATGCCTACAACGCCAATGCCGGCGCCTTGACTACCGCCGCTATCCGTGCTATTCGTGGCAGTATGGCTCTGAACGCTCAATTATCAGGCTTGAAAACGGATAATAACGCTGACGATATACCTAATTCTAGAATCATAGATAAGACTTTTAGTGACGCCGTATTCAATCGTCTTCGTTATGATTCGGAGATGGGGATGCTGGATGATACGAAGGAGAATTTCAGGACGGTAGTCGAATCTATACCTAATAGCGATATAGCGTCCGATATGAATATGACGGATGAGCAGGTCAATGAGTATAAAGCCGATCTTGTCAACGAGTTTAATAAGAAGGTGGATAATTTCATTATGGCCAACAGATTCGCCGACTCCCTTACCGATGGTATATCCAATAGGTCGTTTAACGCCTATATCTCCAATATGGCTTATAATGGCCTTGAGGCGAAGGATAATTTGAACGATATTGCCAATCAGTTAAGAAGGATATACAATACGGATATAGGCCCCGCTCTTGATATATATTCTCGTCTTAATCCTGATTCGAGCAGGGATCTTGAAGAACTCAGGAAGCTTACGGATGATATACAGAGGATGGAGAAGAATATCTTGAGGCTTCAACAAAGTGTCGCGTCGAAGGACGCTCTTGAATCTGATAAGGCTAAGTTGGTCAAGGAGAATGATAGGCTTCTTAAATTAACAGAGGATAGGATCGCATTGGAGAGGAAATTAACTACGTTAATTAACTCAGAGGCTGATATATCTAAGTTGTTCTTAAATAGAAATGATTCAAGGATCAGTGCCGCTGATCTTATGGCGGCTTATGATACTATAGCTGATTTTGAGAACGTCGTATCTATCCGTGGGGTTGATAATTATAAGGAGGCTATGGCATTGCTTAGTGAGTATCGTCATAATCTTGTGGCTTATAAGAATATAAACGAGTCTCTTCGTCGTATGCGTGACAGAAGATTCATCCGGGCGCAGGAGCGCGGGTTCATGAAGATATTATCGAACGTATGGGGTAAGACTTATGAGGAGGATGATAGCAAGTATGATTTCAGGAATACTGATAATCCTGATGCCAATGATCTTTACGCCAACGACCAAGCTATAGACAAGGCTTACCAAGATGGTCTTATAGGGGAGGATGAGGCATTTATGTTCAAGACATATAATCATATGATAGCCAGATCTATGGAGAACGAGATTAAGACCGATGAAGGTAATATAGTCGAGAGGGTTCCTGATGATGAGGATATCATAAACCCTTCTGACGATAGAATCAATAATATAGCTATAAAGATATGGAACGGTAATGAGGATGTCTTATCTCCTAGGGAGAGACAGATATATGATAATAACAAGCCTCGTGTCGATAGTCTAGTTAACGGGTTTGGGGATAATCCTATTTCAAGGATCAATAAGGCTAGATCGATAATAGATAGATTGAAGATCCATGATAATATTTATGATAATATCAAGGACGCTGTTGATGATATTGTAGATATGAATATCAATGGTCTTGATCAGGATCAGATCAAAGAAGCTATAAAGACTTATAATGATCTTATGAATGAGGCTGACAATGGCAATGAGATTGATCAGGATAAGCTTAATGAGGCTATTGATATTATCAATAATTATTCCGATGGGCCTCTTCTTCAATTCGTGGAATGGATGAGGTTGTATGATAACGGAAGTATAGCTGTCAAGGATTACGATAAATCCATACCTATGGGTGATGTCCTCACAGAGAGCGAACCCGGGACATCCACCGGCAGGACGGAAGTTAACGCCGCCCAGAATCCGGTGGTGTTGATGGCTCAGAAGAGAGAGATCGGTGGGGTTATGTATTATGAAGTTGGCGGAATGAGACTTGACAGGTTTATGGACAGTCTTGGGCTTAAAAGATCTGATGCCACTGATACTGATAATGGAAGGGTGATGGATTTCACCAACGGAACCGACATATTTACTGTTATAGAGTCAGATAACCACTCAAGATGGATGATTAGCGAGGATGACGCTCAGGCTTTCGAGAACGCTACCGGTGTCATATTGGGGCGGCAAACCGCCTTGTCGACCTCCATCTGGTTCATGGTGTATCGCAAGGGGCAGGATGGATCTATTGTCCCTTATTATACGGGTGATACGTTTGGATCTAACAACGAGTCGGTGAATCAGGAAGCCGTAGCTAATCTCCGTAAGGATAATATCGTAAGGTTTAAGATGGATATGTCAGATCCATATACCAAGGAATTGTATGATAAATACAATAGCCTTAACGCCGTTGACCCTAATTCTGATGAGACTAAGTCGGCTTACCGAGAGCTGGTTGATAATATGGTTATTAAGATCGTGGATAGCGACGGCAATTTCGTCTCGGTACTGAAAGCCAATGACCCGGATTCAAAAGGAAGTAACGCTGATTTAAGGAGTAGGGCCTTTGAGTTATATAGGGATAATATAGGATCTGTTACTGGCGAGATTGATATACCGTTCGTAGGTACAGTTACCAGTGTTTTGCCGGGAAGACCTAATTTTAGCGTAAGTGATGATAATGGTACGTTGATGGTATCCGAGAATGATTTTACCAACGAGACGGTTGGTAAAGTCGAGAGCGTAGGATATATAGAGAATGGGGAGGTTACGATGAGGGATGATATTAAGTATAATATATTCCCGTTCTGTACGGCTATCGTCAGGGACAAGTATGGTGACTATAAAGATTCACGTATCCCGGTCGTAGCTATAAAGACAGGAAATGGAAGAAATTACCTGTACCCCGTAAGATTGAAAAATCAGGATATATCGTCATTCTCATCCATGATCGGATCGATGGCTGATAGGATTACGGAGGGTCTAGGCGGAGGCGTAAGTATTGATGATATAATGGATCTTAATAACGCTATAGCCAGATCAGGGTTGGATAATAAGACATATATGATTCCGCTGGCGGGAGACGTGGATGTTATCAAGAACCGGCTTAAAGCTGTCAAGGAAGCGGCTAGCAGGATGCCTATGACCGCTGACGTAAGAGGATGGATAGGTGATTCCAGAACTAAGGAGGATATTTTGATGAATGACGTTACGATCAACATCGATCTTAACAACGATCCTTTCATAGCTCCTAAGTTTAGGATGAGTATCAAGGAGAACAAGGTATCCAAGGAGGAGACGGAAGTCTCGTTCCCTAACCTGCCGGATCTGCCATCGGAGTTCGCCTCGCCTACGAAGGCGGCCGAGGACAAGTCTTTGGTTTCCGACGGTAACGTAGTATCCGGAGAAAATGAGGCGGAAAATCCTTGCTAAATAAAATATCTTGACTTATCTTTGCGGTGTCAGTCCATCACCTGACGAGTAAGATATTTAAAAGTTGGTCCCTGTCGGGTGTGTGATGGCCCCGGTGGGGACTCTTTATATTATGCAACTAGATTCTTTTTTACATCGGAAGATCATGCAAGACCTACGCATCCAGCGAGTGAAGGTCTTGATGATGTTATACACCAGTAACTATTTTGTCAAGGTCAGACAAAAGCAGTTGCTTGATCATACATACTCATTAAGCAGGGATCAGGCTTTTGATTATATGACTGAGTTCAATAAAAGACTTAGTGATAAGGTTGGTATAAAATGTACGATGGATATCCTTTTACCTACCGATGATGATAATGCTAACATCATAATCGAGCACAATGGTATTATCAAGAAGTTGATGAAGGAAGCCGAGAAACTGGAGCTTGATACTGATGCTATCGAAGCTATGATGCGTGATCTTCTTGATGAGTTGAAGGATGATATTGATCTTAATATCCTGATATTTGACGTAAGCCAGTTACTTATAAAATACAATCTATTTAGGTTGGATGCTATAACCGAGCAGGAGTTCAAGAACTCTTTTGTCAGGATGGATAGTAGGAATATGGAGATAAAGAAACTAACTTTATCTGATATCAAGAAGGTGGTGGAGATGATAGAGGATAGGTATAGCTACGCTTTATATATGACAGAGGAATATGACTGATTACATTTTTTGTAAAAATATCTCTTGTTTGTTTGTAGTTTCAAAATAAGGTCTTATATTTGCGGTGTCTATCCGTTGCTAGACCAGAAGAAGATATTAATATCGCTTAGGCGTAGGCGATAAATGAGAGCTATCAGTGGAGTAACGGACGCTGGTGGCTCTCGTTGTTTTATATTATGAACAAAGATCATATTTTGGGGTTGTATAATGATTTAAGTCATTTTTGCCAAACAGGGAAATTGAAACAAGCTGATTATTCAGGTTATTCTAGAGAGTTAGAGATTATTGTTAAAAATTTTTCGAGCGATTGTGATCGTTCAAAAAACGACAATGTGTTTATTGTTAAGGATTGCAGAATAACTTTGAATGATAGCGATTACAGCAATTTCCTTTATATGGCGCTAATAACGTTATTCGGTAGAAGTGATTTTGATCTTGATTATGCCTTGAAGTTATATAATTATTTTATACTTGCAGCCATAGAACGACAAGATGAACTATATGATGCGGGTTATGATGAGTATATAATTGATAGAATGTGTTTAGATCATGTTTTTAATGGTGTTGTATATAATATCATTATATCAAATACAAATAAGGATGTTGATGATATTCATTTGACTATATCTAATGATCTGAAAGTAAATAACGCTATACCTATGTTGATGTCCAAGATAAGACCATATTCGACAGAATATGATTTTTATGGTTTGTATGATTCTATAATAGGATATACTTATTTTCTAAAAAATAAAAAGAACTATGGATTAAGAAATAGTGGACTGTTGCGTACCTATATAGGAGTAGATATTAGTAATGGTCTTGTAAAAATTGGTAAGTCTAAGGATTTATACACTAGGGAGAGTTGTTTAAGGGTGAGTAATATCTATTTTTATATGATTGCATATGTAGATATGGATATAGAGCGTGAGCTGCATATTAAATATAGTGTATATAATGTTGATAGAGAGTGGTTTCATTTGAATAAAAAGCAGGTTAAGGAAATTATAAGCAAATATAATTTTAGAATTATAGAATCAAATGTTAAATATATTGACAATATATATGATATTTGATGAATAATGAATTTCATTTTTTTTGTTATTTAGGATTGAGCTTTTGCCTGTTCGTGAGGATCGGCAAAAAGATTTGCACTTTTCGGAGAAACATAAGGTTTGTTATTATGTTGTTATTTTGGTGTCCCGTCCGCTCGTGAGAGTAGGCGGGATTTTCTATCTTTGTGTCAAAACGATTTAGTAATGGGACGATCTTGTTATGTTATAAAAAATAAGGAGGGTGGGATAGATAATGTCCTTGCCCCGAACGACCAACCATCCGGATTATACCAAAGGGCGATGGAGGTGCTGGGCGACCAGAAGCAGGCCTTATCGGTCTGGGGTACGGCCTACTCCCCCGACTTCGTGTCCTTCTTTGGCGACTGGATGTCCATGCCATCAGAATATGATCTGGATAGTAATGGGGAACCTAGGTATGATGATGTCATGTCCTTTATCAAGCGGAAGAACTATTTCGCCGGCAATTTCATGGCTGATGAGGTTAAGGATATTAATAATACTCTTACTTCCTTGGGTGTTGATAATATCAATGATCTTAATGATATGATCGTATCTAACTTCCTTTCCGGCGGTGATATATTCCTCAATAGGTACAATCTTGAGCGATCTGGGATGTATGACGCTGATGAGATTGATAATATCATGACTAACCGATCGGAGTATGAGCGGGTAAGGGATATGATGAGGAGGATTGTCGATTTTATGTCTGAGGGGAATCTTAATGAGAAGGATATGTATTTCCTGTCCTCCGAGTCAGGCCTTGGTGATGATTATATGATATATGAGGATACATATGACTCGTTAGGAAAGAGAAGGGGCTTGAATCCAATAGAGGTAAGGGGTACGATCATGAGGGCGGTAGGCGGTATCAGCGACCGCCGGGAGTTCGATCAGGCTTTCGCCTCCATCCCATACCCTTCCTTGGCACTCCGGTATCAGGAGGATCAGGATTACGCAGATCGGATGTATGACACGTATCGTAATATGACCCGTATGGAGGTTCGGAGTCAGGACGGAAATACGATTACCGACTCGTACTTCAATAGTACCACACCGTATATCAGTATGCCTAAGGATATGAAGGGTCTAAGGGATAAGGTTGGGGAGATAATCGATATGGATGATTTTAAGGACATCAATGACGTTGCCGGACGTCTGCATGACATAGCCATGGATCTTGCCGACATGGGCGTGGATATAAGCGAGGCGATCAGCGATGAGATGGTTATATCCAGACCTGAGGATATCCGTGATCTTATGGCGTCGCTGGACGTCATGTTGTCTTCCATACAGGCCGGCAATTCGGTATACGATAGCTTTATCTCCGATCTTGATAGGATAACAGGAAAAGGGAACCCGATATACGAGGTTCAGGATACTTATTCTACTGGGGATAGGATGGTGTATGTAAGGTCCGGGAATACATCCCCTTCCGATATGTATGATAGGAGCATGTTGTATATTAGTAGGAATACGTACCATAACACGGCCCCGATAACCGACACCGATCAGGCCTATGAGATGTTGGCCAATATCGGGATAGAGCGACCCTCGTACTTGCCGGCTGGCGTGGTCCCCGCCGGGGCTTCCCGTTCCGATATTGGCGTGGTCAAGGATAACATAAAGAAGCTAGTTATGTCCAACATCTCATCCTCGAATACAGAGAACATGATCCTTACCAGATTGATATACCAGCATCCCGTAACCCCTAAGATGGATGATGTCGATATTGATCGGGAGTTCAGGAGATACGAGGCTAGGCAGGGAAAGGATCGGGATTTTATCAAATCCTGTACATCGTTGAGGAAGATCCAGATCAAGGAAAGGTTAAAAAAATCGGATTTATATAATAATGTCTTACGTTTCCTTGATTTTAATGGATTTTATAATGTATCTTTGAACCACCATGACAGAGGTACGTTAAAAAGCATGGAGATGTCGTTGCCGGAAGGTCAGGTAAGGGATCTTCTGTTTGACGTGGCTATCGAGTCCGGTGACAGTAGCATGAGAAACCTTTTCTATCTGGATAGTCAGGATAGGATGATGGATGCCGGGTTTTACAGGTATCTGTACCAAAGGAATCCGGGCCTGCTCCGGGAGGTCAACGGCGGCGTCGAGGCGAGACCGGACGGTTCGTTCTTGGCTCGTGGGAGGTATGATGATTTCGTGTCATTCCAATCCGGCTTATATGAGAAGGTAGGTGAGACGGTTGATGGTGCGATATACAGGTTCGTTGATAATCTTATATACTCCGATCCATCATCATATCAAGAAAATATGGTACGAAGGATGGGTGACGTTACGGTAAGGAGTGACGATAATCGCCTGTCAAGGATAGAGGATAATCCCTCATCCAGTAAGATAATTAATGAATACACTGCTAATACAAATAAATTAATGCGAGATTTTTCGTGTAGTTAATCTCTCTTTGGCGTCGTGAGACGTTTTCTTTCGAGCATTGAAACATTGAATTTATGGATTTGCATGAATCCGGGTCGTAGTGATACGTTCCGGATTTTTTGTCTTGTATCGGTTCTTATTAATCCCATTTACAAGACATTAAGTACTTTGATGATGACACATATCACGATCTTAGGGCTGTTAATTTTTGAACTTTGTAACGCCCGCCATCAGGTGGGGTTATTATTAATTCAAAAATAAATAGACATGGGTACAAGTGGAGACAAAATCGTTTTGTTAGACGGTATGGGTTCCGGTAGTGGAAGCGCCACTAACGGTTTATTATCTATGATTCCGGGGATGTTCGCCAACTTAATAGGCGGAAATAAGATGGATCCGAACTTAGTGGCGGCCTTGATGAACGGCCGTAACAACCAAGACGGTTTCGGCGGGGCTAACGGTTGGTGGTTGTGGATCATCGTCCTGTTCTGGTTATGGGGCGGCCGTGGCTTTGGCAATGGTTTTGGTAACGGTGGTGAGAACTGCGCTAATGGTCTTCCCGCTCAATTGAATAACGACTATGGTCGTGAGCTTCTGATGCAGGCTATCCAAGGTAACAGAAGCGCTATCGAGCAGATCGCTAACGCCTTGAACTGTACTACTACTCAATTGCAAAGCGCTATCTGTAACGTGCAAGGCGCTATCGATAAGGTAGCTGGTCAGGTAGGTATGACTTCTCAGGCTGTTATTAACGCCGTACAGCAACAAGGTTGTGAGATCGGCAATCAGATCAGCTCTTGCTGCTGCAATTTGAGTTCTTTGATCAACCAAAGCACGTGCGCTACTCAAAATATGATAACGCAGCAAGGCTTTGACAATCAATTACGGACGTTAGAGCAAACCAATGTTCTTCAGAGTAACATCAACCAAGGATTGACAAATAATCGTGAGCAGGCTACTACGCAGTTCAATATCTTGAGCGCTAAGATTGATGCTCAAACAACCTTGATTAATGATAAATTCTGTCAATTGGAAATGCGTGAGATGCAGAATACGATCAATCAGTTGCGTGATGAAAGGTCGGCTTACCAAGCCTCCGCGTTGACTCAGCAACAGACTCAGAATTTGATCAACCAGTTGAGACCTACCCCTGTGCCGGCTTATCCTTCATGCTCTCCTTACCAGACTTATGGATGGGGTCAAGCATTTTATGGAGGTAATTACGGATGTGGGTGCAACAATGGATGCTGCAACAACGGAAACGCCGCTATTTAACTCTATAAAGGAAGGAGGCTATTATGGCTTGTGTTTCTAAAATAGGGTCTCTTTATGAGTTGGTCACGAAGAACGTGGTAGTGACTACTACCAACACCATCTTCGGCATCAACCCAAGGATATGGCTGTCCTTGCCATGCGAGGGCCTTCTGCTGCTGAAAATCCGGCAGGTGGTTCCGACAACAGGCGAGACATTGCCAGTACAGATAGCTATTCCAGCGAACAGCACCGTATCCACGGTAGGTAATGACACATGCTGCCCGGTAACCGGCGTGGCTGTGGTGAATCCGATCAACGTGGCTGTGACCGGAGCGGCTATGGTTAACAACACCGAACGCCTTGTTTATTTCAACAAGGTAAGGGGTGTATTGAGGCTCATGGATTGCTGTGTGCCTACAACCGCCGCATCAGCGTCGGAAACGGATGTTGATGAGGAATAGGTTAGATTGGATGTCTAATGGGAGGGTATTCCCTCCCGCTTAAAAATCGAGATATGTTTAGAGACTTAAAGAAAGGATTTCAAGTATATACGCTGGATACATCCGATGTTCCGGTGTTCAGGATGGGGAATGTGGTTAACGTGTCCGAGCCTAGGTTCCAGCAACCCCAGATGGGTCAGATGGGGCAATATCAGCAACTACAGGATAGGGTGATAGACCTTACCGTGGAGATAAACGGGTCTTCCATGACCTATGTCGTACCGGAGAGCAGGGATGTCGCTATGTCCAATAACATAACTTTGGCCTGCTCGGTCGATCCGATCATGAACCAGCTTAACGCCGCTAAGAGAACCAGCTCCGATATTCTCGATAGTATCGATAAGCATAGGAGGACACTAGAGGCTTGTGATTCGATCCTTGAGGAAATCAATCCGGCTTTTAAGCAGACTAAGGATCAAGACCGGAAGATCAAGAATCTTGAGGAGAAAGTCGATAGGATGGGATCCTCTTTCGATGAGCTAAAAGAGTTGTTAATTAAAAAATTAGGTTAAGATGAGAGTTATAGATTTAGGCGGCGGTCACGATGAGGACTACAATGACGAGATCTACGATCGTAGAGGCGGCCGTGGACGTAGCAGACGTTCGGATGGAACTTACATGGGTTATGGTGGCGGAATATACGACCATTATGGCAAGGAGCATGACGGTAGGATGGATGAGCTAGAACGCCGTGAGCGTGATCTTGAAAGACGCGAGAGGGAGCTGGAACGTGACGAGCGTGAGCTTGAGAAACGCGAGAGACTCCATGAACGTGAGGACGAGATGTATCGCAGGGGATGGTTCGGTGAGCGTGGCATCCGTGACGAGTTCGATGGTACCGAGCCGTATATGCGCAGGGGACGCAGGAGTCGTTACTACTGAGGAGCAGACGCCGATGACCCGGATTATAAGCGGTATATAGACACCCATGGATATCACTTTTCCAAGGAGCTGGCTAGGGAAGCCGCTGACAAGATGCTTAACGCCGACGGATCCAAGAGAAGATGGACGATGGAGGACGCTAAGCAGATGTTCGATAAATGCGGGGCCAAGAAACCTGATAACGCCACTTGGGGAGATATCCAATATCTGTTCGCTATGTTCTATAGCGACTACTTTCCTAAGGTATTGGATTGCGACCAGAAAATAGTCAAGGCTGTCTTGGCTTATCTGGAAGACCCTGACGCCCCGGAAGGGACGGCGTTCGTAAGGTATCTGGCGGTGCGGTGCTTCGTCGGTGACACAATCAAATGGAGTGATATGATTTAGTTTGATACAACGTTGGAGAACCCTGTCGGCAATAGAATACCGATAGGGTTTCTTTTTGACCGTAGCTTTATTATGATTACATTTGTTCGAGGTAGATCTTTTGTTCATAGGAAGGGTGGGCGGGAATGAAAAAAGGCATCCTCACGGACACCCTTCCCCTTTGGTTGAAAATCACTTAAAACATTATGAGTTACTACTACACCGCAAATATAGATAATTAAATACAAACTGCAATGGGTAAGGGGTATTATTGGATAGAGCCAGTGGATCAGACGTTAAATGATTTCCAATTTTATAAGGCACGTATCGTAGGCGATCCTGAATATGACGAGAAACATCATCGAGTTATATTGAGAACTGATAAGTATTTCCCTGTCGGAAGTATCTTCCATGTCTTAAAAGACCCAGAGATGTTTGTTATAGAGAGGAAGTTTAAGACATGGGGGAATAAGTATGTCGTTAAGCCTTGTGAGGGTGAATGGGAATGGGAGTCTGTCCAGAAACTTAAAGACAAGGCTATTATATTCCGTAGCGGATTCCTGCACGGGGACGGCAGTTTCTGACACTTACCCGTATCTCCCCCCCCTCGATTTCTTGGTATTTATGTATATAACTATATTTGAGCAAAAAATAAGTTTGATATGGAAGATTTTCAAGGTAAATACAATGGTAAGCAGATAGATCAGCTTTTGGATAAGGCTAATGATATTGATCTTACCAAATATGCTCTTAAGACGGATAATGCCCCTACCGCCACGAAATTACAGGCGGCTAGGACCATAGCGCTGTCCGGGGCTGTTACTGGTAGTGTCTCATCGGACTTCGGAAGCAACGTAACTATCTCCACGACATTGGCTAATTTTGATGCCTCTAAGATCGCGTCCGGAACCATCAGCATAGATAGGTTACCTAAGGCGGCTTTGGAGAGATTGATCGTGGTAGCTGATGATACGGCTAGATTCGCCCTTACCACCGCTACGGCTCAAAGTGGTGATACGGTAAAGGTCACGTCTACAGGTAAGATGTATCTGATAAAAGACGAGTCTAAATTAAACAGTGAGGATGGGTATGAGCCTTACACGGCCAGTCAGGCTTCCTCCGTGCCTTGGTCAGGGGTTACGGGCAAACCAAGTACCTTCACACCTCCCACGTCCTCCGCTACCGTTCTTGGCGGTATTAAGGTGGGATATACGACTTCCGGGAAGAACTATAAGGTGCAACTGGATTCGTCCGGCAACGCTTACGTCAACGTTCCATGGACGGATAATAACACAACGTATAATGAAGCCACGGCCGACACCTTAGGATTGGTTAAGATCGGCTATGCTTCTAATGGAAAGAACTACGCTGTGCTCTTGGCTAATGGCAAGATGTACGTCAATGTCCCTTGGACTGACAATAACACTACATACTCACAGGCCACGAGCGATAATCTGGGTCTTGTTAAGATCGGGTACTCAGCTAATGGGAAGAATTATCCGGTAGCTCTTGACGGAAATGGTAAGATGTATGTGAATGTTCCGTGGACGGATACCAACACGACATACACCAATATGGGAGCCGCTTCTGCCTCAGCGTCGGGAAAGGCCGGCTTGGTCCCCGCACCTGCCGCCGGAGCGCAAGCCAAGTATCTTCGTGGTGACGGGACATGGCAAACCCCTCCTAATACCACATATAGCAACATGGGTGGAGCGACGTCCTCAGCCGCAGGATCGGCGGGATTGGTACCCGCTCCGACTGCCGGCAAGCAAACCTCTTTCCTTCGTGGCGATGGTACGTGGGTGGTTCCGACAAATACCACATACGCCAAGGCCAATACCACGACATTAGGATTGGTGATGATCGGATATACTGAGAACGGTAAGAATTATCCGGTAGAGCTGGATAGTAGTGGTAAGATGTATGTTAACGTGCCTTGGACGGATACTAATACAACGTATGGTGTTGTAGGAGCTAACGGGTCCACAGGATTGGTCAAGAACGGCAGTACCGTGACAAACGCCTCTGGATATACGGCTTGTCCTATTGTCGGTGGTATCCCCTATTATAAGGATACGAATACTACCTACGCCAATATGAAGGCGGCTACGGCCTCGGCGGCTGGTGCTGCGGGATTGGTACCGGCCCCAGCCGCTGGCAAGCAGGCATCTTTTCTTCGTGGTGACGGGACATGGGTCGTACCTACTAATACCACATACGGATTGGCCTCTACTACAGCTAACGGCTTGTTGAGACAGCTTAATGGCAGTACATCCAGTTTCATGCGTGGAGATGGCACTTGGGCTACACCTCCTAACACGACATACGCCGTGGCCAATGAGTCTACTAACGGTTTGATGGCGGCCGCCGATAAGAAGACCATGAACAGGCTTATAGGGGTTAATACGGTCACGACATTAGCTAACCTGCCTATTAGCAAGAGAAGTATCACGGCTACGTTATCAGCCGCTACCACCCTATCCGTGCAGTCAGGGATGCAGATAGGGGAGGAGCTGATGATCAGGTGCGTCCCGTCGGCGGCCTTCACGCAGGCTATACCCAACTCCGGGGCTTATGTAAGCATGAGTGGTACTTCTATAACCACTACGGCTAACAAGCCTTTCGAGATAAATATCTGGTGTTACGCTTCAGGTAAGTATAGTATCGCCGTTAAAGAACAAGATTAATGATATAAGATATGAGCTACGTATATATAAACAGGGAAATATATCCCAATCAATTAGTTCAGGGCGATCCGCTTGATGATAATTACGCCAAGGGCTATAGTTATGATGATTACATTAACGGGAATCCCGCCCCATGGATAGAGCTTGGGGAGGAGCAATTGGCGTTCAAGGAGGCTAATCCTAAAGCTACGGTTAAGGAGATTATCGAGGCTAAATTGGATGACTCAAGGCTTCTTAATGAGGAGAAATCGGCTAAGTATGAGGAGATCAGGACTTATGAGAATAATAATCTTCATGAGTTTTTCTTGGATGACCAAAATATCTATATCCCTGAATATGATAGGCGTAACGCTTTGGCTGATGGGGCTATAGCTGGTAAGATAACGATCATGGGTCTGAAGTTTGATATGACGGAAGGCAAGATCTTGATCGGGATGATGGATAAGTATGATAATGATCTGATGTCGGCGTTAGGAGCCAAACAGAGGGAAGTAAGCTTAGCCACTACCGTAGAGCAGGTGAGGGCTATTGACGCTCAGTCCGGCTATCCAGACAAGGTAAATATCACCATGACTTATGTCCGGCAACAGGCAAAGGAGAAAGATGTCTCCGATCCTCAGAAAGTGGCTGTCAGATTCTCCAGAATGGTGGTTAATAACAAGACTATATCTTTATCCCCTAATGAGAAACTGGATGTTAAGGTTCTATTCCCTATATGGGGACAAGAAGGGGCGGAGTTCGGGTTGTCGGTGGATGCCGGATTCTGTCTCAGGGTGGTGAAGGACGATACGGATATCCTTTATGAGGTTATTCAACAACATACATTATCAAAGGAATGGGAACCCGGATTGGATACGGCTTCCTTATACAAGGTCATTGATAAGGAGCATGCCGGGACCATAGGGGATCCTATCCCGTATTTCCCTCCAATGGAGATATTCAAGGATAAATATTACATCCAGAACGCTGATGTATATAAGTGCACTAGGGATAGCGGAACTCCTCTTAGTCATAATCTAAAGGACTTAGTAGGGTTGTATGTTGAGGTTGTACAGGGCTAGTCGTATCTACCCCCCCCCTATATTTGGCTTGTGATATGATACAAGTTATTTTTGGCATAATAAAATGACATTTGTAAATATATTTAAGTATGGCATCACAAAAAATCAGTTTCGTAACCGTCGACCCGGTATCAGGATCAGGAGATCAGGCGGTTAATTTCTCCGGTGAGAAACACACCGGTCGTCTTCAACGCACTATCAACCTTACGGTCACCACGAACGGCGGGGCTAAGAAGGCGTTGGTAGTTAATCAGGCAGCGGCTGCTGAGGTGGTAAGATCAGACAGCCCTAACGCTTCCGTACAAAAGACAGGCGGTAATGTTACCATCACCGGTAAGTCTAACAGTACTAAGCTTACGTTCGCGGTCACGCCGGCTGAGGAGAACGGGCTTACGTTACAGCTCCCGGCTAACTACACGGCGGCTGGAAAGACTACGGCTAACGGAGCGGTTATCGCCGACGATCCCGGAGCCGCTGGCGAGTTCGTTTGGAGCATCACGATCTCGGGCGTACCGGCCAACGTCACGATCGAGGAACTGACAGCTACATTGAAGGTAACTGCCGCTGGTGGCCAGATAGCCAACGTGACGGTAACGCAAGCCGCTGGAGACTCTACTATCGAGCTTGACAAGGAGACTATTAACTTGGATGTAAATGGTACTCAACAGACGGTTAACGTAACATCTAATGACAGCTGGACATGGGCGCAAGCTGCGGCTAGAACCGTATTGAGAATGATGGGACGATAATCAGTTTCTTTTCGCTTACTCAGACCCCGATCGACTAAAGCCGGTTGGGGTTTATTTGTTTTGCTATCTTTGCAATAGAACAAAAATAATACAACTATGGCTAATGATTTGAATATTAATTGGAAGGACGGGGTAGGCGAGGTAACGGACCAGCCTCTGACCGTCAGCCCGGGGTCCGGGACCGGAAGCGCCCCCGTTTCCTTTGGCTCGGTGATGAACAACGGTCTTGATCGGACTCTTGAGCTGGAGATAACAACTCCAAAAGGTGTTAAGAAGACGCTCACGGTGAATCAGGAGGGATGCCGGCAGGCTTATATCACGAGCGACGGCAAACGATGGCTGACTAGCGACAATCGGGTGTATGGGGTTTTGAAAAGCGATGCTCCGTGCGAATGCATAGGTGATTGCCCTTGATATTTTGTTTTTACGAATTTTGTAATTACATTTGTGGCGCATGTCCATCACCATGCTTTTCGTCGCTAATTTATTATAAGGGATACCGGTCTGTGATGGGATCGGCATCCCTCTGTTTTTTAATATGGAGAAGATAAATGTTTTCGATGTTCAGGTTTCTGATGGGATACAAATCCGTTGTATGTCGTATAATAAGGTTACTTATTTTGATCTTGACGATATATGTAAGTTATGTTTTGACTCATACGATCTACATGATGTGGCTGACACTAAGGTAATGAGTGAGTTCCTGCACCGAGAGGGTGGTCGTTATTGGACTACGATAGATGGCGTAAGGCAGTTGTATCGTAGGATTGAGTGTAAGATGTGTTTTGAGGTTATAGAAAAATTAAAGGGATTATAGTTGAATAAATTATTTATTTCATAAAGAATGTTTATATTTATGGCATAAGATATTAAGAATGAGATTAGTTGAGAGACATATCATAAAAGACAACCGATTTGAGGATGTATGCCTCAAATCCGGGTTGTTGTATAATTATGTTCTTTTCAACGTCAGACAAGGTATATTTTCCGGAGATTACATAAATGAATATGAGTTTTCTACTAAATTATGTAAGGAGAATCAGGTTGATTTTAGGAATCTACCATCAGTAGTGTCCCAACAAGTCGTAGCTCAAGTGTTTTCGGTAACAAAGTCTTGGATGAAATCAAAGAAGGAATATGAGAAGAATCCTTCTAAATTTCTATCAAGACCTAAATTGCCTAAATACAAGAAAGGGAAGAAGCAGAACATGGTAGTTTTTACAAAAAATTCTTGCAGACTGAAAGAAGATGGATGTATTCATTTCATCAAAAACATAATCCGGCCAATCAAAACTAAAATAGGAGATAACAAGTTATGTCAGGTTAGAATAATTCCACAAGCTACTTGCTATGTGGTTGAGGTTATTTATGAGAAGAAGGAACAGGATTTAAATCTTGATAAGGATAATTTTCTTTCGATTGATTTGGGATTGAATAATTTATGCACATGCATCAGTAATGTAGGTATCAAGCCTTTCATTGTAAACGGCAAGATTATCAAGTCCTTCAATCAGTGGTATAATAAGAAGAGAGCTAGATTGATGTCGTATATTGGCGATAAGGGAACTTCAAAGAGACTTAGACGGCTAAATAATTATAGGAATTTTTGGATTGAAGATAAAATCCACAAGGTTAGCAGATTTATTGTAAATATCTGTATTGAAAACAATATTGGGAATCTTGTTGTGGGTTTGAATAAAGGATGGAAGAATGGAGTAAATCTAGGGAAGAGGATAAACCAGAAGTTCGTTGAGATTCCATTCTCAAAACTTGTTGAAAAGATATCCTATAAGTGTAAGTTGGTTGGAATAGACTTTCAAGTCCACGAGGAATCCTATACCTCCAAAGTGGATCATCTGGCTTTTGAAAAATTGGGAAAGCATGATGTTTACTTAGGCAAAAGAAAGAAACGTGGATTGTTTCAAAGCTCTATTGGAAAGCTGATTAACGCTGATATCAATGGAGCTATCGGGATTGGTAGGAAAGTATTCGGTGATTCTTACGTCAGTAAGATAATCGATAGTGGGTTGGCGTTTAACCCGGTTAGAGTAAACATTTTGTGATACGAATGTGAATTTGATAAATAAAATTAATAATTTTAGTAACGTGAGAGAAAAGAAATTTGATTTCGTGATATATCCGTTGGATTTGATTATCACGGTTGGATTAGATTATAAGACGTTGTGTGATCGTTTCGAGAATATGGAACCTGAACACGAGGGGAAATGGGGAGATGAGGATGATATGGACAAGGAGGCGTCTTTCGCAAATTTGGTAAGGGATAGGGACGATGATGATAAATTTGCCATACTTTGGAATTTTTCGAGCGACGATGATTTAATAATGAGAAATATATGTCACGAGTCATTCCATATAGCAATGAGCGTATGCCAATTTTGCAACATGTCTCTTGGATTTAAGGTTGGAGAGGATGAACACGCGGCGTATATAGCCGGCTTCGCTGGTGATTGCGTTAGTGAGTTCATCAATAGCAAGAATACGGATTAAGTCATAAATTCTATAAGGAATATAAGAATATCAGCCTCCGCTTATTTGTGGGGGCTTTTTGTTTATCTTTGTCAAAAACATGAAGTTATGTCGAGTTGCGTAATTAAAAGGAATAAGGAAGGTAAGATAACCCGTGTCTTGACCCCTTCCGGCGAGGTATCCACCTTGTTCGATAAGATAGCGGGTATAGCCGCCGTAAGTGACCTTAATAAGGCCGCTGAGGCTTATATGACTATTTATAACGATAAGTTCAGGTCCAAGTTCGGTGACTGGGCTAGATCCGTGCCAAGGAATAAGAAGGCGGCCAGATCCATAAGCGCCAGACTTAGCTCCAGCGAGTGGGGGCAACTTATGTCAGCCAAGGTCTTGTCCGCCATAAGCGATATGGATGCCCCGGCGTTGGCCAGAAGCCTTGGGAATAGCGACAATGTCGTGGCTTATCTTACCTCCGGAGAGGTAGGTGATGTCAATGATATGGCTGTGGTAGATACATCCACGGTACAGGAGGTGGATCTGGATTCCATAAACGAGGATAATATTGGTGATACGATACTGAAAGAGGCGTCATGGGATGATATAAGGGCTATCAGGGAGAATATAGATATTAAGGAAACAGCCCGTATGTTATGGAAGGCCGTGGAAAGCGCTTTTACCGGGCAACGACCTGATATTAGGGTGAAGGGCGGAAATATAGATGGGGAGATCATATTTTCTGGTAATGTCTTGCCGTTAAATGATATTGAAGATTATACGCCCCCATCTTCAAGATTGGTGTATGATTCCGGTGAGCCTCGCCTGTTCTTTAAATCGGATGACGGCAAGATATACGACTCTTACGCCAACGCCATAAAAGGCTCGTCCGGCGGGCGGATCGAGGCCGGGTTCTTGGCCGGCAGTGTCGAGGAGAGCGACGTCCCGTCCGGTACGGCTGACATCTCCTTTGGCTCGTCCTCCATAACCCTTAACAACAGTGATTCGTTCATCCCGGTCCTTGGCATCAGCTCAGATTCTAATATAAGTACCCGTGGAGGGTTTGTCAATTACCTTATCAAGAAAGGTCTGTTGAGCGGGGAGCGTATAAGGTTAGGGGATAGGTATTATCTTACAGGGGCCGGCAACTCCGATGGTCTTAAGATCTATAACGCTATGGATGCCTTGTCTAGGCTAAGGAATAGGTTTGGAAGTCAGTCCTCCGAAATGAACGTATTGGGTTCTATAGGTTTTGATACGGAGGTAAGTAATGATCTTGATCTTATCACGACATCGGGGGAGAAGGTTACGGTAAGCAGATCGGAGATCAAGGGCATGTTAAGGCAAGGTAAGTTTGAGGAGCTTAATAATAAGTATGATGGGTTCATAGAGCTAGCCTTGTCGTTGATGATGGAGGATAACGCCTTGTACGGAAGTAATGTCCGTGGGGTTATTGAGAACGAGAAGGCGGAGGATCTTCAGAACAGGACTGATATCACCAACATCTTATCCACGTTAGGTATCCGTGTGATGGGTATGTCTGAGTATATGGATAAGTATAAGATGCGTAATGGTGTCGAGCCTTCGGCTAGGGCATTGTCCGATATGGCCAATGGGGTTATCGCCTTGGCTGAGGGAGCTACGGTAGAGGATCTTAATGAGGAGGTGGCTCATTTCTTGATCGATACTTACCGTAACCAACAGGAGATTGACGAGGTTCTGGACTCTGTTGTCGGCACGCCATTATGGAATCAATTCGCCGGTCGTTACTATGAGGTGTATGGGAAGGAATACCAAGGGGAGGAACTGGATCGGATGGTGAAGCGGGAGATCCTAGGCAAGACGTTGGCCCAGCGGTTCGTGCCGGGCATGGAACAGGCGGTGGAGGATCTGGCCTCGTCCGAGGACGCCCAGCTCTCCTTGTTTGGCAGGATAATCCGGGCTATAAGGAATTTCTTCTCTACCCAAAGATCAGACTTGAATAAGGTTCTTGATAGGATAAAGGAGTCGGCGTTAGCTGATGATCCAAGCGCATTTGACGTGCTTCTGTTAAAGGATAGCGACCATCTTATGTACTCATTATCGGATGTTGATGTGGCTAATAAGCTGATCAAGAACGGTAGGTCATTGGAAAGACTATATACCAGATTGCAGAGGATGAGGTCAAGCCAAAGCCAGAGGATCGGTGAGAGTATCTCCCTTCTACGTGATATAGGCGAGAAGGTAAGACAAGTCGGGGGTGAGCTAAATAAGAATAACAACCTATTATCCACCAAGAGCGTCATAGCGACCGCCAAGGCTGAGGTGGAGTATTTGGTCACTGTCGCCAGTAGCCTACGTAAGAGCGGAAAAGGATTGGATTATGAGACGATACAGGTTATCGATAACGTATATGGGGAGATAGTTCCTCTGATCAGGAACCTTCGTGGATTCGTCAATAATCAGGCGGCTGATTATTATGGCAGCAATAAGGTTGGTATGGTAGAGGATATGGATGATATATTACGTATGGCTGAGACATCCATGTCTGATATAAATGCTCTTCGAAGTGATCGTAATGAGGACTGGCTGGATGGACAGCTCAGGATGTTTAATATCCCGGAAAGATATTGGAATGGGATAAAGAAGTTGATAAATAACATCCATAAGGATATCAATGTCATGTCCCGGTTCTTTGGTACGCTGGAGCATAGTGGTAACGCTATTTTAGGTATGTTAGGCCAACGTCTAGCCAAGGCCCATGATGAAGCCCATATCGAAGGTATATCTAATATCAATAAGATGACTAGGATGATGAAAGAGCGTGGATGGGGGATAAAGGATAATGAGGATCTTATACAGAAGATAAATGGGAAGAACTCGGATTACCTTGACTCGTCCCGTGATTTCGCCAAATACGATTTACTATACAGGACCGAGCAGGCTAAGGCTATTATCGATATATATGATCTTAAGAATGTTACGGGTAAGACCGAGAAACAACTTATCGACCTTCTTCTATCCGATAGAGGCCTTAAGGTGAAGACCCGTGACGACATAGTAGGATATGACGGGGATAAGCCTATCACTAAGGAGGTATATCATATATTCAAGCCTACCATCCAGAATTTCGATATCTCGGACATGACGTTCGAGGATCAGCAACGGTATCTGGATACGATAAATAAGTGGTTGGATGAAAACCGGGAGAAACCTATGGTGCAGGCTTATTACGATAAGATCGAGAAAGTTAATAAGAAGGTCGAGGAAAGACTGGGTCGTAGGGTATCGCAAGCCACGTCCGATTTCATGACCCGTATCCGCAGGAGCCGGTATGTGGCTATGGATAAGTTCGTGAGGAACGGGAAGGTCGATTGGAAGGCGTTTCAATCCGATCCTATAGCTTGGAGATCTTATCTGGATATTTTACGTGACAGGGCTATAGCCAAGAGCGAGTGGTATTCCGATGGG